GAGGTATAACAGGCTTAGGTTTATCGCGCAATTTTGCGATTTCGACATCCTCACGATACTTAATCAATGCCGCAAGAAACTCTTTATTATTAACATAGTGTTCAGACCGCTTACCTCTAGGTCGTCCCATAGTTTTACCTGGTATTATTGGCATAAGTCTTTGTCACTATTATGTAGATAGTATAACATTTCTATCTATAGTTGACAAGTTACGAAATACGAGTAGAATAACTCTGTCAGGGTTCGTGAGGAGGATTAGCTATTAGTATTCTTTTTAGTATCTAATTTATAAAGTTTTTCTAATATTTCTTTTGCATCATGTACATTACCAATATATCCCATTTTACGATTAATTCTGGATTTATTGAATTCCTCATCCATTTGAGTATCTCTTAAGTATCTTTGATGCATCATCATCATTTCTATATCACTAGATTCTGAAAGAGTAACAACCTTATCAATATTCATAATAAACATATCTTCTTTAGTGGTTTTTAACCATGGTTCAACTTTGTATCCTATTACTCCTTTCCTTCCTTTGACTTCTGAAATAATAATAGGATGATGAAGAATTAACATTGTCCTATTTTCTTCTTCCGAGGCAGCGACCTTGGCAAATATTTCTTCACCCGATATTAATTTTATTGTTGCGTAAAAATCATCTTCCATAAATTATTTCCTTAATTGTATTGAGATTATTTCATAATTAAAATTTTCTTCATTATAGATTTTAATTCTTTCAATAAAGTGATTTAAAGTATAATTCCTTTTAGAGTTATGGGTACAGTCGTCGGCAACATCATAAAGAATTGCTTTTATTTTATCTGCTCCTTTTCGAAGAACTCTACCAATACTTTGTAGATTTCTAACCCTTGATTTAGAGGGAGAAGCAAAGATGATGTTGTGCAACCGCTTAATGTTAATACCAGTACTGAAAGTGCCATAGGACGCAACAATGATTGCATTTTCCTCCTTTTCAGTAATTTCTCTAACTAATTCTCTTTGTTCAGTATCGACACCACCATGGACAAAGAATACTTTATGATCACTTGTCTTATTTGTATTTATTAAATCATATAAGACTGCTCCATGTGCTTCCACTCTGGAGAATAATACCAGTGTATTACCCTTTAAATCCAAAGTCAAATTTTTTATAAAGTTATTTCTTTGTTCATGCTCTATAAGATATTGAATTTCATCTTGATAAGTTTCAAATTTTTGAGGAGAATGTTTAAGGACTAAACATTGAATATTCAATCGAGCCAAATGTCCTTGCCTCATTAATTCATCAGTCTTTGTTACCTTATACGAAGGTCCAAACAATCCTTCCAATACCCATTTATGTGTCTGAGTACCATCAAGTGTTCCGGTGAAACCGTATCGATATTTGGCATGATGCAATTTTGTCATTATAGATATTAATGACTTACTCTTAAAGAGATGTGCTTCATCTCCTATGACTACATTATAATCCTCAAAAAATGAACGAGGAAGTTTATATACAGATTGCCACGTGGTAATTGTGACTGGATATTCATTTGTCTTTTCTTTACCAGAATATATACGGTGACAATATGACTCACAATCCCAACCATAATCGGAAAAGTCCTTATACATCTGCTCTACCAAAGATGTCGTGGGAACAACTAAAAGTATTTTTTCGTGCTTATCTGTGTAGTATCTCACTAACGAATAAATCATCAGAGATTTGCCTGATGCAGTGGGACTTATCAATAGCTTTCGATTATGTCTTAATGCATCGTATACGCCCTCTATTTGATACTTCCGAGGCGAATGACGGCAAATAGATTGCATATAATCTTTAACACCTTCATATGAAATCCCTTCATTGACTTCAAAGGGAAGTCCATAATACTTATTATCTTCAAACTTATAGGTATAATCGTTTCTTTCGCAAAAAGCAATAATCCTATCTAAGAGACCAACATAAATTTGTTTCGATCTCATATCGAATAAATGGATCTCACCATTCCAATTACGTTTTCGATATTGAGGCATAAACTTAGCACCCTCAACTTCAAACGTAAAATGATCCCTTAATTCATATTCAATATGAGGTTCTGCGTTAATTCTTAAAAATACTTCGTTTGCTTTAGATATAACAACATTAGCTGATGTATCAATCACCTATCCCATGCATCTATCAGTATTTATCTACTCCCAAGCAATAAGAGGTATCTGCACAAATATTTCCCGAAATAGAAATTCTTTGTTCATCTGAATTAAAAAATGGGTAAACTTGATGTTGCAATTTTCCTGGAAAAAATAAAATGGTTCCTTCCATACTTTTATCAAGATGATATTGCTCATCTGTAAGATTACCAAGAATATCTGTATAAGCAAAAGCAAAATTAGATGCGGTATGAAAATTTGACTTTTCTACAAAAGGTAATTTATGCTGTTCTCTCCAATCTGTAGGGATTTTCATCCATACTACAAAAGAATAAAATGCCCTTAAATGTCTATGAAGAGGATTAAATTCATATTGATTTTGAAAATTTACCCAAAAAGAATTTAAAACATAGTTATGATGGCCATTTCCAGCAAAATCCCATTCCATGGGATTCTTAAACTCATTAAAATAAACTTCACATAACTTTTCTAAAACATTATCCCTAAACCAATTATCCTTATCTTTTATTTTTGAACTTTTACCAAGATTTCCAGCCAAATGATGTCTATAATCACCCTCTGCTTTTTCAATATATTGCCACAATCTCTCCATAGCATCGGAAGGAAGTTTAGCTTCTAACCATCCCAAATTTTGAGGACGAATTACCTTAATCTCCGACTTATCTTGTGGATCTATTGGAGGTATATTATTGGGTATTTTATCAGTCATGTCCAATCCGTATTATAAGTTGAATCATTTGAACCATATTCGCCAGTGGGAACAATATTAAAGGCTAAAGAATATCTATCTTTGTAACTTTTATTCTCTAAAATTCTATGTGTAAGATAACTGGGAAAAAATACTAATTGATGGGGTTTGGGAAAAACAACCCATTCCTGACAATTTATCTCATTAAATGTTTCTGGAGTTATTTCAAAATCAGTAAGTTTTTGTAGGGGATTTTGAAAGGATAAATTACCGCATTCCGATTCATAATGATCTTCAAAATAATAAATTCCACTATAAAAACAATTTTTATGAAAATGATATTCAGATTTTTGTCTTGGTGGAGTTTTTACAACCCAAGAAGTTGTAATTATAAAATCATTAGGATATAAAAGATTGCTAGCATTTATAAATTCATAAAATTTATTTATCAGTATTAACTCCAGTTTGGAATATTTTTTAAGAATTCTTTTATCACTACTTACTAAAACTGAACCACTAGCTTTCCTATAATGTATAAGTTGATGCAATACATTTTCATGATCTTCTTTAATAATCATCGCACCTAAAACAGGAGCAAATGGTCTAACAATTTCCACTATCCCAATCCAGATTGAAATCTCATAAATTCAATTGCATTCTTAATTTGATAAGTTCTATTCTGAATTACTTTTAATATACTCTCCAAGTATACCAGTACTGTATCATAATAGTCAATTTTTAGTGAAGAATTAGATAATTTTTCATCTGCATCAAGATATTTTGTCATTGTATCTTTATCCCTAATCTTTTTTCCAAAGGGATTCTCTACATAGACTTCTGGATCTGCTTTCCCACTAAAATACTCATACCGTTCATGACGGATATTCTTTCTTTGCTGTTCTGCTTTCTTTCTTAGAAGAAATACAGTATTATATAATTCAAAATATTTCGCATGAAGAGAAGGGATGTTCAATGATTCTTCGTGTAGATTATCTCTGTCTATCTTTGCATCTTTTTCCCACATCTCTTGAATTGCTTCAAGATCAATGCTCATAAGTTATTGCCTTTTAAATCCTGTATATTAAACATAGTATACTTGAAAGATGCCTCTGCTGTAAAGTATTCTATGTCGGTATTTGTTGCATCAAAATCCAATGCACTTAATGTATAAGGCCACAAATCATTAAAAACAACTTTAAAATTAGGGACTTGTGAACTTGTTAAAACTTGTAATGTTGCATCTGAAAAGATATTCATTCCACTATCTTCAGGTTGATCACTACCTGTTTGAAGATCTCTAATTTCTTGAAGAGTTTCTGGATATCCTAATCCCCGAATCCAATTAGAAAGCTCTAGATAATTTTTAAGATCCTCATCAACAAGGAAACGGATTGTAAAATCATCAAATATAATCTTATCTCCAGGTGTAGGAAGATCTCGCAGATAAGTAGGTTGTTCCGCTACACCCAATGTGAGTGCAGGAATATTTGCAGTATTTCCAAAAAAGGAAACCTTAGGAGCTCTATTCAAAGTGAATTTAAATCCTGTAGGTGATAGAAAATTTCTATTCTTTATCTGATTTTGAAACGCATTCCCGTATGCCATTAGTTCTCGCAGGTCTCCTTTATATATTTAGACCTCTTTTGACATCTGCTCTTCTAATTTTGCTTTAGCAGCTTTGACTCCTGCTAGTCTTTCTTCTAGAGACTCCTCAAAGAAATTATACATCTTTAGTTTCTTTTCACGGCGTTCCTCTAGAGTCATTTTAGAGAATTTACAAAACATGGTTCGTAACATTACTTTACATATTTATTTAGATAAAAAAAGGGAACCTTGCGGTTCCCTTTGTATTGAAATGTGAATATGAATCACATGAGGTTCTTAACAGCAACGCGACGATAGTAGCGGTTCTGGTTAACGTTAAGAGCACCACTGCCTTGAGTAGTTCCTTCAGCAAATGGGTTGGCAACAAGACCGTAACGAGTCTTAAAGCCGATTTTTGGCTGGAAGGAGTTTTCTCCGACTGCACGTACCATCTGTAGTGGAACGTAAGGACAGTAGAATAGTCCTGCGTCATAAGGTGAGGAACCTTTGTAACCAACAACATAGTACTGGTTGCCACCTGTAGGTGCAGCGTTTGCACTGGTGAGGTTAGCTGAGTAAGGGTCAATGTAGACTCTATACTTACCTTGGAGCACACCAGCGAAGGTGTTACCAGTGTCGTCAACGTTGAGGTTGGCATTAAGTGCTGGAGTATAATCCAGAACTCCTGCCATTGTGAGGGCGGATGCAACGTCTGCAGAGCAGAGGATGATGTTGCCCTTCCCGCGACGAGTTCTTTGTGCGATTGCGTTAGCGTCTCTTTCGATCTGGAATAGAAGTCCTTTGAACTTCTCAACAGACCACCTACCGTTGGAGTCGATGTCTAAGTCGAACACACCAGCAGTAGCGGTGTTTTGTACAGCACCTTGCTCAGCAACCTTATAGATGGTTCTAATGACTTCCCTGTTAATTTCAGCAAGGATTTCAGTAGAAAGGATGTTAGCAAGTTCTGCTTCTGCGTTCAATCCGTGGATTGCTTTCAAGTCCTGAGCAAGCTCAAGTGAGTACTCAGCCTTAAGGGCACGAGACTTAGCAGTAACAGTGACTTTCTCGATCGAGAATGCCATCTGGTTGAATGCATCCTGCCCTGTGTTTAGGGATTCAGCATCACCTGTGTTCATACCCTGGCCTACGTTGTAGGACTCAGATGTTGCAGTTGCAACTGGGTTAAGAACAGCAGGGTTAGTACCGGACTGAGCAGTTGTACCCATACCAGCAGCGGTATCGGTAAATCCACCAGTCAGATCACGACCGAAGTCTTGTCCAGACCAGGCAGAGTCTGCTTCGTTGTAGAATGCTTCTGTTCCAGTAGAAGGTACTCTATCAGTACCGTACATGGAGCGCATTGCAAAGATAAGTCCAGTAGGACCGCTCATTGGTTGAACACCAGCCAAGTCATAAGCGACTAGGTTAGGCATTGAGCGACGAATTAGACTAATCAATACTGGGTCGAAACCAGCAACTGGGCCAGTGGCGGTTGCGTCACTACCAAAACCACCTGTACCAGATGAGTTAGTTGGTTGCTCAGATAATAGAGAACCACCCTGCTCAAATGCAGAGGTCTCTTTAAGGAATTTTTCTTGGTTTTCTAACAGGACAGCGGTAACTGCTTTACGATGATTGTCTTTGATTGGATCAAGACCTTCATACTCTAGAAGCGGCTTCCACTTTTCCTGCAGTGCTTCTGATTGAAACATTGCGTTTACCTAATAGTGTGATTTTTTGCGTTTGAATTAATATTAAATTCAGGATTTGCCAAACGTGCCCATAGTTCTGAGATAGGATTCCATTGAACTAGATACTGAACCAGCACCTGAGTTATCTAATCCTTCAGAAAGGGTTTCTGTTTTAGCAGCTGGAGATTGTGCTTTAGAGGAGAAATATGACTCTCTAAGTGTTTCCAACTTTTCACGATATTCTTCTTCACTTTCAAACTCAACACTTTCGGCAAGTGAGGCGAGCTTTTCTTTCTGAGTGGACGCTAATCCTTCAGATACATCGGAAAGGATACCATCAGCAACAGATTCGCCAAGGCGACTGTTTAAATAGATATTCTTCTCGAGCTGCTCATTGAGCTTGGTCTCCATATCATCTAGTTTGTCTACCATACTCTCAAGTACATCATATTTGTCTTCAGGGATTGTTACATAATGTTCTTCAAAAAGATTCTTCATTCCACTGAGGAATGATTCTGTCATTTCTGTCTTAAGTCCTTGCTCGACTGCGAGGGCATTTTCTTCGAACCACTCGTCAGCAACATACTCAAGATAAGAATCGACACGCTCTGTAAGAGCAAGTTTTGCTTCTTCTACTTCTTCAGCAAGTTTAGCATCGTGATCTGCCTGTAGTTGCTCCTTCATTTCAGCAACTTTGGACTTAACCGCTGCTTCGAAGATGGTTTTTGCTTTCTCTTTAAATTCTTCGGAAAGTTCTTCGCCACCGAGAAGTGCATTAACATCATCTTCGATGTTGATTTCTTCTTCGACAACTTCTTCTTCCACAACCTCATCGGTTACTTCAGGAGCTTCTTCTAAAGTGGCTTCGGCATCCATTTCTTCTTCCTCAGACTGAGCAATAGCACCTGTTAATTTTTGCATGGGATCTGCTTTACCAGCATTCTTGTTAACTACATCTTTTACCTGCTTAATAGTCTTGCCAGGTGTCTTCAGCTTAGCTGAATCATTAGTTGGACTATAATTTTCGGGAGTAGGCCCACCAAGATCTTCAAATGGTGGTTCATTACCAGGAGTTCCTTTTAACTCTGGTGGAAGTGCTTGATCTCCAGGTGCTGCATTTGCATTAACAGCAGTCTTGGATTGCTTCACTTCTTCTTCCATTCTTTGTAGGGTTGTTCCACGAGACATTTTGTTCAGCTCCGTTGACCTGTGTAGTTAAAATCTATATTTATTTATAAAATTATAAATTCAAAAGGAAGTCGTTAAATAAGTTTAACTTATTTTCATCGAGTTTCTTTTGATCAACTAGGGTATTAATAGTCTTATAGGTTTTATGTGCTAACCTTTCACGCAGGACTCCACCGTCCCAAACCCAATCTTTTCCTTCCATAATTCCCTCTACGAATGCATCGGGAGCTGAAGGATCAGCAACGATATCAGCAGCAGTTGCTAACATAAAATCGTCACCAACAACATTGACTCCTTCTTTGGTTGGCCTTAATGAACCAATACCACGAGAAGAAACACCTAATTTTACACCTTCTTCAATTAATGAAGATGCAATTTTACCCATGGGTGTAGATAAAATCTTTGCTTTTCCAATAAAGTTGGAACCAGATTCTCTTAAAGAAGTAATTTTATGAGAAACTCTATCAAGGTTTACAGTTGGTCCATCAGGATGTCCCAATTCTCCAAGTGCTCTTCCACTTTGAATATGATTCTCATTATAACGTGCTACTTCTTTACGAAGAGTTTCTATAGGATACATCCTACCATTACGGTTTTGGATATTCCCTTGAAGGAATACACCTTCAATATACATGGACTTTTTGCCGTTACGATTTTCGACGAGAAATTCTACGGTTTCAATTTCTTCTCTGATTAGTTTCATCACTGATCTCCTGAAATTTGAACTTGTTGAATATAAGCAACTCCAGCAGAACCAGAAGTTCTTACTGCAACTCTGCGTGATAATACTAATGATGCATCATGGGAACTAAAGGCAGTACTAATACCCGAAGTATTCGCATCGCATGTCAATCTTGTACCATAATATCCACCCACTCCAGAAGTGTGATTCACATTAGTTACATATGCATGGTTAACCAAGTTTTCCCAATTTACATCACAACCACTTCCTCTTTTTAAGGTAATATAATCACCAACCGCAAATGGTTGTTGCATTCCTTCGGGACAATCAATTAAAGTTGTTGTTCCCGCAGTCATACTCACAACACGATTTGATGCTTTTGGTATATCAAGTACCCCAGTTCCACCAGTTGGGATATAATAAGATGTTGTAAATGCAGTAGGATTACCTCCAACTTCCACAAACGCATCAGCAGTAACAGAAACAACCCTTACAGCGTCAGTTTGGACGTTAAAAGAAGTTGTCATTCCGCTAGATGCACCCGTGACGAGTGAAATCCCTGTTCCAACCGGTCTATGTGCCATTATAGTAAAAGTTCCATTTATTTATTTATTTATATTTTTCAATCGTCAGAAGAGTCTTCAGTATCAGCTTCCGCTTCAACTCCTTCTTCTGATCCTGCATTATATTCTGCAGCAGTAGGATCATCTCCATTAACAACTGCAGCAGCGGCTGCAACCTCAGCATCTACTTCATCAGCAGACTCCTGATCACCAAATAAAGAATTTGCCGTAGTTGGTCGAAAATCATCGACTCTCTTTGCAGACTTAGCAAAAAGTATATCCTTTATTTTATCACTAATTTGCGATGGAGATTCATCAGCCATGATCATATCCATTAATTCATTGTTAATTTCAGGCATTGTAATACATCAATAGTGTAACCTGTAGTATTTATACACTACTGAAGGTGGAAGTTTGCTTCGAGTACCATTTGATATAAAAGTCTCTTCATTGCAACCACATTTTCAGTAGGATCTTTTATTTCTTCCTTACCATCAAGAACTTCTACCCTATTTTCCAAATAAAAATCTACAGCATTATAAAGTAAACGTACATCATTAACGTTAAAATCTACTTTAATAAAAGGTTGTCCTCTCTCGTCTTCATCAATCATTTCTGTATTTGTTCCGAACCTCCTCCTAAATTTTCAGAACCTCCTACAGCAAAGGGATTATACTTTGCAGTGGCAATCTGATACATCTTTTCATGCATGGTTTTTTCCTTCTCTATATCATCACTTTCATCTGGATTTTCAGCGAACCAATCTGCCACCTCCTCTTCAGGACGTGGATTAGATTCTAACTCTGCTCTCTTTTCTGCAGGAGCCCACTTATTATCATTTGGGGGTTCATACTCAGATGGTGCCGTATCTTCCCAGTCAAATCCACCCTTGTCAGTAGCAACAGGCATTGAATCAAGAGGATTAGGAAACCACTCGTCCCTATTGGGATCATAATCAGTAATAACAACTTGCATCCTTAAATTTCACCTCCTTTTGGAAGAATATTTGTCGTTAATTCCGTAGAAGCAGTATTTACTTCAGTATCTCTTACATTTACATTTGGTTCCATTCCTAATGGACCACCCTCAAGAGGAGCTCCTGTCTCTGGATCTATAGGAGCAGTAGGATCTGGAATCTTTCCATCCTTAATTTCTTTTTCAATGAGTTTATCCTGTTCTATAATCTCTTCTTCAGTTTGACGTAAGATTTTACGTCTTACATAATCTTGAGAAAAATATGTACCAATATAAGGTTCTGCTGTTTGAACACTTGCTAATCTCTCATTTAAAAGTTCAGTTTCTTTTAATTCTGAGAAGTGATTATCATATAAGAAGTCATATTGTATGTGTTCACTCATTATTTCCCAGTCTTCTGGGGTAATTACATTAGTTAAAAGTAATTGAGTCTTCAACATATCATTGAACATATATGAGAATCTCTTTCTCAAACGTCCAACAAACTTACTAAATTTAACTTCATCCCTCAATATCTCTGAGGATCTTCCCAGATTAAATCCACCATCACCTTCAATTCGGGAGATGGGAACATTTAATGATTTGAATAATTTCTTTTTGAAGTATTCGATGTCCGTAATTTCGCCGAGGTTTTGGCCTCCTGGAAGAGTAGAAATTTCAGTACCACGTCCTCCTTCCCTTCTAGGGAGCCAGAAATCTTCCAGCATTGCCATGTACTTCTTGTCATCGCGGATCTCTCCGGTAGCAGCATCATAGACTAACTTATTCCTATAACGCATCATGACATCACGAAGATATTGCTCTGCTTTGATTTTAGGTAAATTTCCTACGTCAATATAGAAAATCCTACGCTCTGGAGCACGAGATAATCTGTAAATAACTAAACTATCCTCAATCATCCGAAGTTGATTGAGAGATTTAATTGCTTTATGTAAATATGATAAATTAGTTCCTTTATTTCTATCTACAAGTCCTGAAGTAACATATGTAATTGCATCTTTTGCAATTTTAATTCCTTGACTTCCACTAATTCCTGCAGTAGCTGAAGGATTGGAAGCAGGCCAAGTATTTTTAGGACTGTAAAGAAAATATTCTTCAATCTCAGGGAATTCAAATTCCATGGGATTATCATTATTCATATTGGCCAGACGATGCTGATCCTTTTCACTTTTCTTTTTTTGTCTCACATAACGCATTTTCATTGCGTCAATATAACGCAATTCCTTAATTCCCTCATGGGGATTTTTCAAATCAATTATTTTATGATAATATAATCTACCATCAATATACCAATTCCTATAAATCTCATGTGCTTTTCTATCAAAATCCAATAAATCTAGAACGAATTTAAAAGCTTCTCTGATTTTTTTCTTAATACCATCACTCGCATTCAAATTTTCTAAATCAATTTGAACAGGTACATCATTTGTATCTGAAACAATTGCTTCATTCACAATATCTTCAATGGCACTATCGCACTCAGGATGAAGTGCCATTTCACGATATCTTTTAAGAAGATCGAACTCTGTTCTATAAACCCCTTCAATATCGACATAAGAACCAAAAAAGCCACTACTTAAGTAGTGATCAACCCCGTCCTCGTTATTCGGAGGAACGGGGGATACGGCAGTAGGAGATAATGGTTCTTGATCCTCAATAGAGAATCCAAACAACTTAGCCATAATTTATTTTAAAGAGATTTATCTTTCTACTATTTATTATACCACTATATTGTTAGCCAGATCAGTTGGTGAGCCAGATGTTGAATCAGCCCCTGCCATCCAGTACTGAACTTGGAATTCTACAGTGTATTCTTCAATAGCATCGCCACTATCATATGATAGATCTATTGCGCCAACATTAGTTGGGAAAATACCATCGAAATAGTATGTTCTTAATGGTTGAACACCACCTTGTCCTGCAGATCCATCATTGGCTCCGCTATTCGCAACAGATTGGGCTCCTTGATTATACCCTCTTCCTAGTTGATTGACAACCGCATTACCCATATAGGAATTAGGATTTGTTGCACCAGAGTTATCAGATAGTTTGCTAATTCCATTCATCCATTGCTCAAATGAAGTTCTCAATTTGAAATCTTCATCATTAATAACTGATACAGTCCATACATCAAATGTCCTATCCCCAGCTACTTTAAGAGTTCTTCCTCGGAAAGGAATTTCTATCGGGGTGATATTTGATGCTGGCAGAGTAGCAGCTTTGCAAAGGAATTGGAAAGTCTCATTATCAAATGTAGGATTTGCAAATTTAAAGTCATTAATATTTACTTCAAATAGATTGGGCCTTGCGCCTCCTCCTGAAAGTCTGGACTTAAATTGTGTAATAGTCTTGAGGTTTGCCATTAGTGAGTGCTCCTTACGTAATTAATTATAAAGTTAAACAGTTCCAGTTACTTCATCAAAACTGACTCCAGTTCTGGTAGCAACAAAGGTAAGTGTTACATAATTAATTGACTTAGAAGGTTTCAAGAAGATGTCTGCCCTAAATTCATTGTTGTCAACCACCGCAGGAGTGTTATTTGTTTCGTCACAAATAACTCGGAAATCATAAAGTCCTCTCTTTGCTTGAACATCACGGAGATAAGGTTCAACAACATTAACAAAGTTTGCTCTAGTAATCTGATCATTGAATTCAAAGAGTTGAGCATTAGCAGTTCTCTGCAATGTCTGCTCCACTGTCAAGAATAGACGACGAACATTAATGCGATCAAATGCAGATGAAACACTCAATGCAGTCTTATCACCATAAAGTATAACTCCACTTCCAGGTTGATTGATTATGGAGTTAACCCTTGATTCATAAAGAGTGTCTCTTTGAGTCTTATTAGGATTATATGACAACTTGATAGCACCATTTATCGTGCCTCTTTGTTGTCCTGCAGGTGAATACCAAGGATATTGTTCAATATCCGTTCTCACCATCAATCCAGCAGTGTCTCCATTGCAAGGAACCCAACGGAATTTATTATTGAATCTATCATAAGCGTACTTATATCCACTATCAAATACTGCATAAGAAGAAGATGTTAAAGGACTAAAGAACTTAACAACATTGTTAGTTTGAGTAGCAGCACTAGTTACATTAACAACGTTTCCTCTATGCGGAGAAACAACAGCAACACAATCTTGTCTAGACTCGGCAATAGCAATTAGTTTATTTGCTTTTGCTTGAGATTCAGTCTCTACACTAAGTCCTGGGCCGTTAATCAAGAAATCTACATCAATTTCATCTTTATTAGAGAATAAATCATATGCAGTAGCAAGACTACCTAAAGTTGCCTTGAATCCACCAGTATCACTATAATCTTTACCACCAGTTAAGGTGTAAGTTTTATTACCAATAGCACTATAGGTAATTCCTTGTGCTGCTTGTCCCCAGATACCATTTGCATCTGTAATAGGAGTAAAGGATGCAGATGCAGTACCAGAATAAGTAGTGAATCCAGTAGCTGTAGGAGTAGTACCCCAGTATCCATCTGCTGCGGAAGATGGATTTCCTCCCGCGTAGATATAATCAGAGGACTGACTTAGATAATCCTTATAGTAAATCTTCTGTGGAGAATTAACCGCAGATACAGCATCTGATGCTTTAGAAATACTAATATTCTTTTCAAGGATATTACCTTGAATTCCAGTTACTGTACCAGTATCATCAACAATTACAACGTGCATTGCATCGTTATATCCACTTCTATCTTCACTAAACTTGTTAGTGGTGGGTTTAACAGCAATTTGCTTCCAATAAACAGTAGAATTGGTTAATCCCAGTGTTTGTGCATTATACCAGTCTGTAACTGTTCCTGCAGTACCAGGCCCATCAGTATTTGTTAATCCAGTAGTAACACCCAATGAATTCATAAAGTATACTGAATCCCCTGAAGTAAAGGATGCTAAAGGATCGTTTTCCTTATAAGATATTTGTTCTTCTGTACTCCCACTTGAGACCTTAGAAACAATCTTAACATCAATTGTTGAATCACCATTTGATGTATCAGTAGATACACCTGTAACAATACCTTTTAAATAACCACTGTATGTTGTAGTTGTACCAACACCTGCAACAGTTACTGAAGTTAATGCTACTGTAATACCAGCACCAATACTAGCACCTTGCGCCAATAAGTCTATTGTGCTAATACCGATAGTCTGATCTGCGAAATCATCAATAAAACAAACTTTTAATTGATTTCCCCATGTCCCTGGAGATTTTGCTGCATAAGAGAACTTAACTGTGTCATCAGTCCAATTAGCATTATAGTCATCAAAATTCTTTACTTTTGCGCTAGTAGTAGCAGCGTATCCAACACCAGCGTTTGCATTGTTAAGTGTACTACCGTCCACTCTAGCAACTTTTAAAACTCCTCCATAACTTAAATAGGAAGAAGCAGACATCCAGTATTCATACTGAGTATCTGTTGAAATTGGTTTACCGAATACATTAATCAATTCTTGTTCAGTCGTGATGTCAGTTGCTTCTTCAACAGGACCAATTTTAAATGGGCCAGCAATTGCACCGATATTATTTAATACATTATCAGCTCTCCCAACAGTAAGATCAACCTCTCTCGTGATTACACCAGGAGATAATTGAGGAGTTGCCATGTTTTTTTTCTCCGAGGACTCAGTTATCTAGAAATTATTTATTAAAAAGTCACTTTACAAGTAGTCCCACATATAATTCATCCCACCACCCTTATCTCCATACTCATCTGTGAACCATCTATCCCCATCAGCATCCACAAAACTACTCTCATCCATCCCATCATCCATGAAACCAAAGGGTGCCATATCCTGTTCTATTTGATTTTTTTGCTCTTCATATAATCTCTTTCTTACATCTTGATCAGTAAGTTCTTTAAAATAATCTTGTGCTACTAACCACGCATAGATCACCAAACACATTGCCAAGTCATCATTACATCCTTCTTCTGCTTCAAAGGAATTACTTTTCTGAATAAATGTAGTTAATTCACTAAGGATTTCATAATCACAAAATGTTAACTTATCAGATTCAATAATTGTTTTAAGGTTAAGAGCACCCACTTTCTTAACTGTCTTGGACATCTTAACTCCAAGTTGAGTCTTCTTACCAGAAAATCCTTGGCCTACTACTTGTCCAGCACGTCCTCTCATAGATGCCATAAGAAGATTTGCATATTCCAAATCATAATTTAATATAGATGCTACTTGATCCCCTACATCATTAACCTCACAAAGAATAAATGCTTTATTATATTTCGTACATACATCGTAAATTATATTAGGAAATAACATAGGTTTAATTTCATTATTCCTATACTTACCCACTACCTTATGAGGAAAAGTAGTAATATCTATTACTACAAATGCAGAATAATCTTTAACTACTCCGCGAGCAACGTCTACGGTACAAATATAATCATGTCCTTTAATAGGTTCTTCATAAACATCTAATCCAGCATTACGCATTTTGGGATTTTCATATACCATGCTCCTTAATTTACTTGGAGCAATAAGAGTATCAACAGATCCTAAAAATTCACACTCAAACTCAACCTTGAACTGTTGTTCAGAAGTATTCTTAATAGTTTGTTCTCTCCACTTTTCATCCCTACCAGGAACTTCCGACCAGTGAACATCTGTAGGAATATATTCATTCTTACTTCTCTCTGCATCATGCCACATTCGGTAGAAATGATTCATACCATGTGGCGTTGATACTATTATAACTTTAGTCGATTTACCAGAAGTAATAGTAGGATAAACAGAAGCAAAGAAACTATCTGCAACATGATTAGGGACAAATGCAAATTCATCCAAGAACAAAATATTAAAAGACATGCCACGGACAGCACTTGCAGAGGTAGAAGCAGCCAGAATTTTCGAACCATTTTCCAATTCTAAAGAACCTTTATTCCAAGATAAAATACCTTGCTGCATCCATCTTGGTAGATTTTCATATGCAGTTTGTAACCTTCCCAACAATTCTCTTGCAGTAGCTGCTTTGTTGGCAAGAATACCAATATTTACACTATCATTAAATACAGCATAATGCAACAAATAAGATACCACAGTAGTAGACTTACCAGTCTGTCGTGGCATCTTACAGATATTAAATCTATTCTCGTGGAAATTAGTTAATAATTTTTCCTGAAAATGATAGGGTTCGAACTGTGTTAAACCCTCATCCAAAGAAACAATCTTTACATGATTTTTTGCAAAATAAACTGGATCCGCCTTACATTTCATAAACTCAAGAATTTGCTCCTGAGTAAATTCAATCTGCGTATTGGCTTTCTTTAAATTCGGATTACCAAGATATACATCATCAGACATAATATATTACCTCATTTTTGTGCTTTACGAACAAATTTTGCTTCATGATCCATAGTCATATTTAACATCTTTCTCAAAGTTTCAACTTCTTTTTTTAATTCTTTATTTACTTTCTCCGGCTTGGAGAAGTGGTTCTCCTGGTTCATAGCTTGAGATTTGATAATTCCAGAGTTTAGCACCAGGATATACTTTTTCCAATTGATCCTGTACTTCTCTGCGTGAAGGTTTCTTGGATTGAGGGAAGAACATTTGTAACACGAAGTTCTTTGCTCTCCAAGACAAATAAACGAATATTATATTTCCTGTCTTAGTTGGAAGTCTTGTCGCCTCATCCAACTCTATCCATTTAATATTTGATTGTGGAACTTTAATAGGTTCTGGTTTAATAATATCAATTATTTCAGCATAAAGATTTCCTTTTGAATCATGTATTTGTACATCTTCAGAGAGAGGATTCAAAATTTGATCTCCAACATTTACATTATTCTCTTTAAACCACCCACGATTTACTTCTAGAGCATAAAGAACTGATGCATCAGCAAAAACATGCTCTCGACTTAATGGATTAAGTGATTTAATAGATTCAATAATTCCTTCTCTATTAATAAAAGCAATATCAAGAGGAATAGTTGTATTTTTCATATGGAAGGAATGATTAGCAACACTATCAAAAATAAAAAGCATTCCTGTATTTTCGTCTAATGTTTCTCTAAACATCAAACCTGTTTTAAATTCACCAATAGTAGCTGGAATTTCAAGTTTCAGTGGAATATTCATTAATCCTTCACTAACGCCGCCACCATTGCCGTTGCCATTCCCAGTACCGTTACCGTTACCATTAGCATGGCCATTTCCATTCCCGTTATTGGACCCATTACCGTTGCCATTTCCATTTTTACGATCGGACACTAAATACCCTCTTGCACCTATATGATATCCACTAGGAATAGGCATACACTTTTTCCTATCATAGCAATAATATTTGCCTGGAGGACATTTTTTAGTCATGGTGCGCTTTTCCAGATTTTAGGTCCATTCTTTATTTATCTTCTTCAATCTCTAGAAGAGGATCACATCCCGCATAAGACTCTGCCATACTACCACCAATCTCTGATCCGGCATCCATACCAATCATCGAAGCAGCACCTGCAACAACCCACCCAACAAAGGGAATACCAGTAAGGGAGCTACCAAGAGTAGCCCCAACGCTACCCCCGACAATCTTTCCCGTAGACTTACCACCTCCTCTTGCTTCGATACACTTGATGGTTTTGTCGCTGAGTTCTCCTCCTTTTGCTGACGGATCGATCCATGTCTGAGAGTTAGATACCGGTCCACCATGATGTGTTTTACTACCGACTGTGTACTGTTCTTTAGTCTTAACCCTGTTATTAGCCAGTCCCAGAAACCCACCTTTGGTTTTTACATCCCGTTCCACATGCATGATCAAAGGGTCATGGGCACGATAGTTAATTGCATAACCATCCCTACCTGCTTTTACACTGTAAGAAGTATGTTCAGTAACAGGAAGATTAAGTTGAGGAAATCTACTCTGCCTCGAAATCATTCCTATCATTCCAATATGAGATAATGCAAAAAGACTTCCAATAGTCCCAATTGAAATCCATTTCCATTTATTATCCATGATAAAAATAGCAAAGACTTATTATATAGTTACCTTTTATTAGATATCCACTTTCCTTTTACCAATTTTCTAACTTCTCCTGGTTTTAATCTCTTTTTCTCTCTTTCTTTTGCGGCAAGAACATCAGCAGTAAATTGCTTCCAATTCTTACCATGCTTCATGCGAAGATTTTTTTCTTTTCTTTGTTTTTCCCTATCCGCTGCCCGTACTTGAGAATCCGACATAACAAAACCATCTTTACTCAATCTCTCATTTACACTCTGAACTTCACCAGTTACATCCTTTTTAAATAAATTCTTTGCGCGTGCATTAATTGCTTTTTTGTCTTTACTCTTGTTTTCCCATTTCATAGGTTCAAGAGCCTCCTACCCATTTCTCTAGTTGTGATACTTTTGTCTCTAATTTTTCAATTTGTTGCTGCTGTTCCTTAACAGTTTCAATAAGAACACCAACCAATCCATTATAATTAACTGCTTTCTTATCCGTTCCTGTAACTAATTCTGGGAATACTGTTTCAACATTCTGCGCAACAACACCAATAGAAGGAAGTCCAGATTCTTTCCAAGTGAAATTGACACCATCTATTCCCCGAATCTTATCTAAAGCATCTTCAATCGGGGTTATATTTTCTTTGACTGCAGCATCCGATGTGGAGTTAAAATTAGCTGCTTCAACGTTACCACTATAAGTTCCTGACGTTGCCGTTACAAAACCAGAAACACTTACACCTGTACTTATTCCTAACGCTGCTTTATCCACATCATATAAAATGTTTATATGAGTTTGTCCATAAATTATCGCTCCAGCACCATCCTGAGATGACGCTGATGGTGCATTAGTTGATCCAATACCAATAGTTTTATCCTGAACATTCAATTCATCAGTATTGATAATCGTTTCTGTTCCCTGAACTGTCAGGTTTCCACTTAAGGTTAAATTAGTACCTGTAGCATCAGTAGCAAGAGCAGCAGCTTCAGTTGCAGAACCACTAAAAGTTGAAGCTGTTAAAGTTCCTGTAGATGGATTATATGAGAATCCTGTATCAGATTCTGCACCTTGACTACCTGTTGCTCCGTCTACAAACAGAGGATATACAGTTTCATCCGTAGTATTATTAGCAGTAACTGTGAAAGTACCAGCATTACCAGATACATCCCCAGTTACGTTACCAGTAACATTTCCAACTAATGTAGTTGCGGTTATGATACCTGATACATTTGCATTCGCACAAGTTATAATTCCTGTAGTATTAACACTGGCAGACGCACTAAGTCCTGTTGCATTACCATCAAAACTTGAGGCAGTGACAACACCAACAACACTAACACCTGATCCAACAATATAATTACACGTTACGCTAGGATCATTAGCTAATCCACTTGCAGTATCTGCATTACCAATTAAACCCCCAACAAAAGAACTACAAGTGATAACTCCTGTTATATTTGCATTCGAACAAGTTATAATTCCTGTAGTATTAACACTAGCATCAGTACTAAGTCCTGTTGCATCACCTGTGTATGAACCAGCAGTTAATACTCCTACTCCCAGATTCAAACCAGTAGCATTAATAGTAACAGCAGCCCCAATAAATGCTCCTGAAGCAGTTATAACACCAGCATTAACAACGCCGACACTATTCAAATCTAGATTATCACCAGATGGGATTTCTTTTAGTGAGGTTGAACTACTGTCAACTATTAATGGAAATCTATTAGCCATGAGTTTAAGATGCCGCCGTTATAATTGTTTTGATAGGAACGTCCTGATCCCTTCCACTAACAACAAGACTAGATATATCTACTGTAGATGCATCCCTGTCCGTAATTTGAAGACTAAAATTATTTAGGACTAAATTTACATTTGAATCATCAGCACTGTTTCGAATAGCCAAATAAGAAGTTATGGAAGATATTCCAGATGAAGCTCCCCATTCTTGAGTTCCATCAGTATTACCTTTTAATACCTGCCCATTAGCAGTCGGATTCGCCAGGTTTTTAACACTTAATAAACGTGCCATCTTAATTCGCCGTCTCCAGAATACTTAATATAAATTTCAATGTATTATTAGCACCTGCAATAATACTTAAAGTATCACTAGTTTCTAAAACTAATTTTCCATCAAGTGGAATATAAGCATCATTACCAGGAACTGTAGCTCCCACAATAAGTTCTGTTTGTGTTCCAGATCTATTGTGATAAAGTGAAACCGTTGTGGATGAACTGGTAATATTTGTTATATGAGCATATAACACAATCGCAGTATAACCAGTTGGAGCAGTATAAACTGTCTGTTCTGCATTAGTGACTACAAAGGTTTCGGTTTGAAACTTATTAAGTGCTAATTGTGCCATATTAACTTAGTGCTAAGATAAAGGGTGTCATTTCTGAGAACAAACTCTTACTGAAAGATCTACCACTAATTGTACCAGTTTCCTGATTGATCGACAAATCATCACCTATTCGGAAATTACCTGACTGATCCGTACTTGTGTAAAGAACTTTACCACCATTAGCAGTGTAAACTTCATTTGCTTGGTTAGTAACACCACCGCGTTTTGGTGTTGCCTGAGTAATTGTATTACCAGATCCTACATATTCAAATGTATGAGAACTAGCAACGATTCTACTGGATTGGTGGAAGAATGCAGTGGATCCAACCCCCACGGTATTAAGTAAATTTTCTGCTAATGTTAATGTAGTAATTCCAGACGTAACTGGAGTTGAACTATTTATCGTATAATAAATAGGCGACATGCTAGCTGTAGCAGTAGCAGTATTAACCCCAACATTAGGCCCTCCAATCGTTATACTCGGAGTTCCAGTATATTGAGTTCCATTACTAATAATACTAATAGAAGTAATAGATTCATCTTCAACAGTAGCAAACGCAGTGCAAGTCTCACCATTAGGACCACTAGGAGCGTCAACAGTTACTGTGGGAGTGGATGTATAACCAGTACCTCCAGATCCTACAGCAATACTTTCTACTTGTTGATATAATTGATCAAAATAAACCTGTTGGCCATCATAGGGACGATCGAGATCTATCTTTGCCTTTCCACCTGAACTATAAGTGTGGGTAGTAGTAGATACTCCCAAATTCACCGTAAAGGTAGTAGTAGAAGGAATAGACTCTACTGTAAAGACATATGGAGTTTGTACTGGATATGTCTTTGTTCCCAAATTACAACTCATTACAATATCAGAAAGGCTAACTCCCATTCCAACTAGGAATCCATGTGCACTACTAGTAGTAACAGTTGCCTCACCAGTAGATTCTGTATATGCAACTCCAGTAATAGTAGAAGTTGTAATACCGATATTGACAATGACATTATCCTGGGAAACAGTACCAGCAGATGTAGTAACGAATCCCGTATATTGTAAATCTCCTACTCCATCAGCATAAAGTCCATAAGTACCGAAACTACAATTACTATTAGCAATATCTGCTTGTCCACCTTTATGTGCAGTAACTGCTTTGTCACAACAAATTGTAAATAAGGATACTAATTGTGCAAATCCACCATTAGTAACTGCAACACCAATACCACCCTGATTATATTGAGTAAAAGCATCGACGTTCATTGCTTTTAGTGATCTTGCTTGATCCCCATCAATTCTTACACCAATACCTGTAGTCGTATCACTTGTACAGTTTTGAATATAGGGCCCTTTCCATTTACCGCCCAAGGTATTTTCTGCGATTGAATCTGTCGGGAATCCAACTGCAGCTGCGGGATGAACATGACTCTTAAACGTCATGTTCGATAATTTACATCCCTTTCTTACTGCAAAAATATCTTTATGTGGAGAAGTTCCACTTACATTTACTGATCTCTGATCATCTCCAACAATTGCTACAAAAGCAGGGACATTAATTGGATTTGCTTCTTCATAATCTCCAGAAAGAACTTTAATAGTTGATCCTGTTGTAGCAACTCCTACAGCACCTGCAATAGTTAATTTAGCATTATCAATTGATGTTCCATTATTAGAATCATCTCCATCTTTAGCAACATAGAAAACATTTGGTGCGGAGTTAATACCAGATGCACCTGCTTGAATAGTAACATTATCACCAATAACAACTGAAGAATCTGTTATTCTTACATTCTCGTCACCAATAGTAACTGTATTATTAGTACCATCAATCGTTACAGATCCTTTACCAATAGTGAGGATACCCGTAACTCTAGCATCTCCATCAACCCAAAGTGCCGTATTCCCCGTACCTACCATAACGGTTCCTATACCGTTAGTAGCACCTAATGTCGTTAATCCTGCAACATATAAGTTATTAAGAATCTGAACATCTGTTTGGAAAGTAGATATTCCAAGAGCATCGATGTGTTGAACTTCTCTATAGAAGATAGTTCCACCTACAGAAATATCACCATCAAAATAAGCAACAGTAGTTACACCTGCCTTACCAACCCACAATGGGAAATGAGAACGAGCAGTAGTACCTATACCAACACTCTTAATGGTATGAATACCCACAGAGCCCTGTGATGTCCAAGTTCCAGCAGTACCCGCAGATCCACCACCCTCTCCTACATCCCATTGTTCAGTAGATGCATTCCATATAAGAGTATCACCATCTTCTAATCCATCGATATTAACATCAGAAAGATCTTTAAGGAATCCTGCACCACCGCCACCAATGGTATATAATTGCTGTTCAACTCTATTGACAAATAAGCGATAATTCTTTGACAGATCTTCTAAAGTAGCAAATTGTTGATCTGTTGGAGTAAGGGGATCTTGAGCTTGCTTAAGTTTAGGATCGGGCCCTATAGGACGATCATTATAGATTTCCTGAAGTTTTTCTTGATTACTTCTTAACTCCTCAACAATCTTATAAAGTTCTCCAATATTAATAACCTTATCATCAACTCTTTCACTTAAGGTTGATAAATCCTTCTTCAAATCTCTTATAGGATTATCATAATATTTTACTTGTGGTAGATTAGAGATTTCTTCTCTTAATCCATCAAAATAATTTTTAAGATCTTTATTAGATTCATAATTTTTACTATCTACTTCAGATAACTGTGCTTCAATTTTCTGTCTTGCTTCATTTAATTTACTTAATACTTCTTTCTTTAATTTTCTATCATCATCTTTAAATTGAGTATGATGATCCCAAATTTTTAAAGAAGTTTCTTTTAATTCTTGATATATCTTATCTTTTATTCCTTCAAGATTTTCTTTTACTTCTTTTATTTCAACTTTCTTATCAAAATCCTTTTGATCCAGATCTTCAGTAAGACTTCCAAAATCATGATCAAATTTAGTTTTAAGATCTTCAATATGATCATTTACCTTAACAAAGTCTTCGTCAATTACACTAAATGTCTTACCTATCCATGTAAAATCAGGAACTTCATTAACTTCATTAACCCATTTAGGGAAAACAGGAATTTCTGATCTAACCTTATCAATTGATTCACATATTGCTTCTATCTCAGCATCATAATATTTTACTTCAGGTAGATTAGTTACTTCAGTTTGAAGATTATCAATTCTATCTTCAATTAAAGTTACCTGCTCATCATAATACTTAACTTCAGGAAGGCCTTTAATCTCTTCCCTTACTAAGTCAATTTGATTACATATTGCTTCTACTTCATGATCATATTCCTTTATCTCAGGTATCTCAGGAATACTCTCTTTAATCTGCTCAACATACTCAGAGAGTTTCTGTAATGGCTCATCATAATATTTAATTTCAGGAATATCAGGGATATCCTTTCTTACGTCATTAATAAGACGTACTATTTCTGTAAGATCCGCTGTTTCTTCTACTACAGGTTCTTCTATTGTCTCTTCTACAATATCTTCTTCTTCCTTCTCAACAAACTCATCAACTGATGGTAAATCCTTTTTCTCTACTAAAAACTCATCAACTGAGGGTAAACTCTCAGTATTCTCAGTAAAATCATTTACTGACGGCAAATTTTCAATGTTGTCTTCCGACATTCTATAAAGTATTAGTAAGTTTTTACTTTGGGATTTATCTCCCTGCCTTTATTTATTATCTTTCGTTAGTCCAGTTTTTAAAAGTTTCTGTAAGTCTGCAGTTGATCCTACAAAAAGGGCATTATTAACCGTACTAGGGCCTTTAGTTGGAGACTCCTCATTTACATCTTTAAGTTTCTTTTGCAAATCCATTAATTTATCAGTCGCATCAGAAACACTTTTAATTAACTGGCCAGCGACTTCATATGCTCTAGGCATTTCACTTTCCTGAGCAAGTTCAAGAATTCCGTTAATTGCTTCTTGTCCTTTTTCAATGATAGAGTATAAATTTCCTCTTGTGTATTCATAATCTTTTTCAATATCATCTTTAGTCAGTCTATCAGGTTTTTCCCGATCTACACCAACAACAACATCACTTTCATCTACAGTAACTTCTGTAGGAGTTATATTAAAAGTATCATCTAATTTTTTAGTCATCTTCATACGTAACTACCATCAAATCCAAAGTCATCTCCAGTCTCAATCAGAGCATTATCCGCCGTTGTTATCTTACCAATACCCGCACCCGACACATGAGCAATTGGTAAGGTATTATCATATCCCCTAATAACAAAGAGTTTATTAGAGTCTATCTTCTCCACAAACATGGATTCATTATTCATAGAAATAATGTCGTCTGCACTAATTTCACTTGCACTATCAACCTCAATAAGAGTTTGAGTTGCAGAGCAATCTTGAGCAAGATTAGTTACAGTATCTCCATCATAATTCTTAGTAGCACGAGGAATAACAGTATATGTAAGATCTCTTGTCTTGGCAGAAGTATCCGCAACGTATCCAACAGAAACCTTTTTGATAATATCTCTGGTTGAATCGTCTGCAGAAGGAACCTTGCCAAATAGATATGTTTTTGCAGTAAATCTTAATGTATAGTATAATGCTCTTCTAGTTGAAAAATCACCTTCATAATCATCCTGCATAGTAACATTTTCTAAAACAACAGGAATATCTCTCTTCTCACCAAGTGTCTCAACTAAATTTACAGTGAGAGTATATGCAGGTTGAAAATATGGAAGAATCTGTTCGATAATCTGAAGCATATCTTCATTCAATTTAGTATATATTGAAAGTTCAAATTGCATATTATAAGGAACTGGCATATAAGCCTTTCTAATCTGAGTCGAAATTCCTACAGTAGAAGTAGTAAAGGTTTGTGTTGTAGTTACCTTTCTAGTAGGATCATAAGTTAATCCAATAAACTCAAAAGACATTCTAGGTAATGAAATTTGAGTGGGTTTATTTAAATCTGGAGATTGTTGAAGTCTTGCTAGAAATTTCTGGGTAGGCCCATAAGCTAATGGAACTCTAATAATACTCTGGACACTCCCAGTATTATCGGCACCATCTGTATGCTGAATCTCAATCCCATTAAAAAGCGTTCCAAACGCAATAATGGTTTTCCTCAGTATTTCGTGATAAAAATATTCAAACATTTTTAGATACCTGTTATATTATATTTATGGAGTACCAAAAGGATTCTTCTCAGTAAAGTCTAATATAGAATCCGCAGCAGTTTCTATATTGAGATTCTCTCCGAATGCATCCACTGTATTATCCTTCTCAGTAGATTTAACCTGATATACTGCTGAACTTTCATCTCCAGTGACATTCTCACCAACAATGAAATCACCTGTAACCTGAGAAATATCAAGTTCTCCTGTAACTGCATCCCAAGATTTAACAAGTGCTGTTGTACCACTTTCAGATCCAGTAATCGTTTCATTTTGAACATAGGATCCTGATCCACCTTGATATGGAGCACCAATAGTAACAGTTGGAGAATCTCCTCCAGTATATCCAGCACCCGCATTCCTGAATCTGATTGCGCTAATCGTTCCTGCAGAACTTACTACAGCTATTGCAATAGCAGTAGTACCAATTCCAGGAGAACTAAAGGTAACAGCAGGAGCAGTAGTATATCCACTACCACCACTTGTGATAGTAACAATACCAATAGCACCATCTGCCATGGTTGTACTTGCAGCAGCACCCACTCCAGGATTAGGATATGAAGTAAGGAATACAATTCCAGGATCCACTGTATATCCAGCACCTGGATTTGTTATTTCAACCCCTTGTACTTTTTCACCAACTGTAGTTCCTTCACAGTTAATCATATTACTAATCAAAGTAGCTATACCTACAGCGGTGACTCCTCCCGTAGGAGCAGAGGATATTGCCACTGTAGGAGCAACGGTATAACCTTGTCCCCTATTAGTAAGGGTAGCGATACCAAGAGCACCATTGACAATTGATAGATCTCCTAATGTTGCTATCGTACCAGCACCAAGTAATGTTAGAGTTCTTACATTTACATCAATTACCTCATCATCAATATCACCAATACCAGTATCAATAACCTCATCCTCTGGACGGAAGAGTTCACATTGTAAAGTGTAGATATAATTTTTCTTTAATTGATAAAATGGTTTTTCATGCTCTACAAATTTAATTTCAAAAAGTCTATCTCCTAATGGGAAGTATATTAAATCACCTTCCTTCGGCCTAGTAGATAATTCAATATTAGATAGATTGCTAATAAGAGGAGTAATATAATCTTCAAATCTTTCTCTAGAAATAGTAAGAGTTATCTCATTGGTAGCTTGAATACCAAATTTTGATAACATAACAGTATTATCACCATAACCATCATAATTATCCACGTAAGCTTCAATAGGATAAGAATTCTCAAATTTAGATTCTACAACTTCGCGTATAACAGTATTTTTGGTTATATATCTTCTTGGCAGATAATAAACTTCAACACCATACATCCTCAACTGTTCGTTGATTAAATCCTGAACGAGGTTCTGTTCTCCAGTAGTACCTTGGGTAAAAAAGGGATTTAACGCCATGATACTAACCTATCATATCAAGAGGTGGTAATTCCCAAGTATTAGACATTTTCTCCATGATTTTTTCTAAATCCTTTTCTCCATCATCATAGATTTGTCTTCCATTTAGTTCAATACCACCAGGCAATTTTACTCCTTGGAATTTTAATAAATTTTGTCCCCACTGTTTCTTGAGAAGAGCAGTTGTATATTTCTTTAAGAAAGAATCATTCCAAACCCTAGTAAAATCATTGGGATCTAATGTTCTCCAGCAATCTATAATTAACCAATCATTAGGACTTACTGCACCCCAATCAATATCCAAATATAACCTATCTTGTCTCTGATTAAATCTTATTTGCTTATCAGTTGTTAATGCAAATTCAATATCTTCCAAATAAGTTTTTGTCATTGCATAAGTCAAAACTTCCATTGCACCCCAATAATAAATGTCATTGAGGAACATCTGATACTTAACACTGAACATATTATTAGTAACAGTATTTGTTCCATCGTAATGGAATATCTTATTTACACCAATAACTGCTGGTGGAATTTCTAGAAAATTACTATTTTCTTCATAAGAAAATGTTGTTGTAGCACCATCTATTGTTGCATCTGCTGTAGTAGTTGTTATCCCTGTTACTCCAGCTTGAGATGGCCCTTTACCCCTATCAATATCCGCTTGAGTAATTTTATATTTTAGATATATTTGTGTTACACCATCAAAATGTCTCTCATGAAAATACTGAATGGCATCATCTAATATATCGTTGACTTGTTCTTCAGCGACATTAATTTCCAGCACTGGAGCTCCCAGTTGCCGTTTGCAGTAATTTATGAGATCTGTTCTACTTGCTGGTTGTGCCATTTACACACTATGCCTATAAGGTTATTTAGGGTGCAGAAGATACGCCTGCTTGCACTGTGATATTTCCCTGAACCAATCTAAATATAGTATTTCCAGAACCCACTAAAATATCATAAACATATCTACCTTGTTCTAGATTTCTAGTATCAGTTGATCCTAAAGATATTTTCAATACTCCCCCTGCAGCACTGGTGAATCCTACATTAAATGTAGTAGTTACACCTAAAGTTGCACCAACGGCAACACTCCTAGTCATTTGAGAGGAACCAGTCCACGTTACTCCCAATCCAGCAGTACTACCAGCTCCTTGTTGCATATTAAGAGCAGTTCCATTAGGGTTCTTTATAGTAAAAGTATTATTAAAATCTGCACCACCTAAAATGGTCAGATCACACTCTTTAGCAACCCCAGATAAAGTATCAACTGTTATAGTTTTATCAGCCATTAGAAACTAGCTCCTTGAGTAAAGATTTTATCTCATTCATTTCATCCTTTAAACTAGCAAGATCTTCTTCAATATTTTGTGTTTTTTGCTGTTCTTCACTTCTCACCGCTTTGCGATTAATATACTCATTATATTCAGATCCATTACGATTAATAATAGAATTTGTTTTTGGATCTCTGTACAATCCAGAATGTCCTTCAACTTCGATGTAATCCATATCAAGCAAGTGCGATTACCCGTAGACTTCTCATCTTAGGAGCATATACTTGATTAGTTGATGTCATAATCAACTTGATTCTATAAGCTCTAAATGAGGTTAGTTCGTCAACAGTAAATACATTCTCCTTAAACTCATTTTGCATTTCTACAAATCCAGTTGAGGATGAAGGAGGAACATAAATGTCAGGTAATCCATCATTATTAGCAGCATCAATAATTTGTCCTTTTTCATCCAAGTTATTATAACCTGGGAATGGAATAAAGATTGGATTAAAGTTCTCACTTTCACCTATTGCGTAGAATGCTCTAATAGCAGTATACCTGTTATTATAAGCATCTACCAAAATCTTAATAGAGGTTGCAGGGTTATCTAAGACAATTTCCTTAGAAATATATTTAAAAGCAGTTGGATCCTCACCAATAGTATTCACTCTATTATCAGTTATATAGTTGTTAATAACACTATTAACTCTGTTAGATGTAAAGATAGCTCCTACTCTTTGAGTATCGATAATTGGTGATACCCTACTATCCAAAGTATTCAGATTAACTCTCAAACTCATAGATTTATTACCAGGTAAGGTAGTTAACTTAGCATCTTCATTAACTTTGGATGCTATCAATCTTGGTGTTGAAAGATAATTAGATTTGTTTATAGAAACATCTTCATATCCTTGATCCGCATAAGGAATCTCACTACCACTGATACTTGCACTAGAAACCGTTCTCACCTGAGCATCAATAGCAGTTCCTCTTACAGCAACATTCTGAATATAAGGAGTAAGAATTTCAAATGGGATGTTCTGTGTAGCATGAATATTCGAACCACCAGCAGATCCCGTCTGGCCCATATAGAGTATAGGGAAACTCTCTCCAGTAGATCTACCAACTCCACTAGAACCCATATCAAGTTTAATATTATAAGAATCGAAAGTAATAGTGGTTCCAGCAACAGACACATTTTCTAAATTATGTGTCTTATTAATTCTTCTCAACGATACTCCACCTAATTCATATTTGTAAACTGCAGTTCCTGCAGGATAGTTTTTAGAGACAGTTTCATCCACTTCTCTACCAATTGTACCAGCAATAGTAGAATCAGTTGCTTCAGTATAAGAAATTACTTCCTCACCAATTTGAATATATCCAGCATTAGTAGTTCCAACACCAACATTTTCAAATGTACCTAAATTGGTAAGATCATCAACTTGTAATGGATCTGTAGAAGTTGCATCATAAGCAACAGATAGTTTAGTAGGAATTAAATCAGTCTTAACATTAGAAATAGCAACATAATTCTCATTGAAATACATTCCATGATTCTTATGATTAACAACAATATGAAGTCCGTCATTATCAGTATTCAATGCAGAAACTTGTACATTTCCACCTGCAGCAGCATTAAGATCAGTTGTTAATCCAGCATTGTTAACATACTGAACAGTTTTTGCTGTTCCTGCTACAACAAAATCACCTTGTACATTATCTAAGATTATTTCATTAGTGTTAGCAATAGAAACAAGAGATAATCTTGCACCAGTACCTAGTGATTGAGCACCAATTGTACCAATTCCAAGAACATCACCTACAACATATCCTTGGCCACCACTACTTGCACTAAAGGAAGAAATAGTTGCAGCAACAGCTACACCATTTGTAACTGTAATATCTGCAAGGGCATCTCTACCACTACTTGTGATATTAGTCAAAGGAACTCCATCAAATTGTAAAGTTCCAGATGAAGGAGTATATCCAACACCTGCATTAATAATATTAAAGGTTCCGGTTGCTATTCCAGCATTTCCAACATAATCACCAGTTGCATTAGTTCCTAATTGAGAGAATGTATTACCCAATTTCAAATCATCATCTTGTAAAGTAGATCCCAGTCCAACTCTTACCTTTCTAGAACTTACATTTAAAGAATTTGGAAGCAAATGAGCAATTTCTTTATTTCCTCTAGTTAATTCTGGATTATAGAATTCTATGGTTCCATTATTAACAAAATCTGCTCTATAAAGAGTAAACTTAAGATCTTCCCATTGACTTGGTTCCCAAGTTGAAGCATTTTGAGATTTGAACAATGAACCAAGATAGGGTTGATTAGAGATAAAGGTTTGTGTTATTAAATCCTGCTCTCCTACTCTAGAAATATAAACACTATATTTTGTAGAGAGTGATGCTAGAGCAATACAGTATTCAGTAGCTGGTTCTAGATAAACAGGTGCTTTAAAAGTAATTGTAGTTGCTACTGATCCATCCGCCGAAATATTAACTTGATCAGGATCTAGAATAACTTCAGAGAAAGGAAGAATCTTTTGAGTTGGGAATCCCCCTTGCATACTTCTCAATTGGAAGGTGATAGGAATATCCACATCATCCTTCGAAGCAAAGAATACATCACATTTAGTCAAATAAACTCCAGTATCATCTTCTACTAAGAAAGATTGTGCTAGAGGATCATACCAAATCATTCTATTAGAAGTATCAGTATTAGAGGAAATTGCTTCACTGGAAATGACTTGTGTACCAGTTGTATTTGTTACTGCTTGTTCTTCAAATTCTATCTTATTCTCAATTCGAGCATTTCTAACCGAAACAATATCTTCCTGAACTGTTTCTAAAGTACCAGCAGCGGTAAATCCTTCTTCTGCAATAGTAGATGCATTATTCTGATCATTAACAGCACTATTAACAAAAGTAAGTACTCTTCTTCCTACCTCGAATTTAGGATTGGTTGCTAAATTAGGATCTGGAATAAAGAAAGTACCCATTAATGTTGCTGTCAAATCAGAAACTAATCTCACTTCTGAAACAGTTGCCTGAGCACCACTAGTCTCACCAACTAAAATCATATCTTTAGAAATATAACCTTTAAATGCTCCTTCAGGTTGATTTGCTAAAGAGAATGTATCTACATTCAATACAGTAGAAGTTGAAGAATATGTTTGTGGTAAAGTTTGTCCATTATAAGGATTAGTACCAAATATTCTAGTTGGTGCATTATATGGGCCTTCCTTATGATTAGAAGTTGCTACCCTAAATGTAATTGAAGGATCTACTACATCCGGATCAAGAGGTGTCATTCCAATTGGCCTAGTAGTTCCTGTTACCGTCTCACCAACGGTGAATGTTCCAGAAACCATAGTGATCTCAACCAGTTTTGGTGTACAGAACTTAGTTACATTTACACCATCGAAGAATGCATATAATTGAGTTGATGGTTTAACTTTCTTAGCAACAAATTGTATATTTCTAGATCTCATATGAGATATCAAGTTTCGACTAACAACACGATCTCCTACAGATTCTAAATCAAATTGTTCAGTAACTACAGTTCTAGTACCTGTTCTTGTCTGTACTCCAGTATCTCTAACTTCTCTTAGAGTATCTCTAACTACTGTAGTTGTCCTATCTTCAAGCCATATACCACCAGTTAATCCAGTAGCATTATTACCAATTCCTCTTTGGCCCCACCTTCCACCAGTAGTAGTAACTTCATTTCTTTCCAGAGTATTTTCAACAACTTCAGTTCCAGTCCAATTAGTTTCCCATGAATTCCAAAGAGTTGGTGAGAAACCAGTTTGTGGATCTATATTTAAAGTCCTAGTTGCAAGTTCAAGAGTCTCTGCAAAATTTCCTTCAGTTTGAATAATATTTGCTTCCAATCTAACTGTATCAGTCCAAGTATCAGTTGCTGGGGTAAGTTCTAAAGATCCATTCCAGAAACTAACCAAGAAAGGAGTTACACTCTCAGTCCTAGTAGCAAATGTTTGCTTTAACCATTCTTGCTCAGTATATTTAAGAGTAACGATATCCCCAGTTTTCGTAATATTAGTTCCTTCAGGTGCAGTAGTCGATAAATCAGCAGTAGGATCTGCACCTACAACAGGTCCTTGAATAAGATCAACTGCGGTTGTATAATGCTTGGGACGTATTTCTTTGCGATTAACATCAATACTATTATTAAATTCAATTCCATCTTCTTGTGCTAGTAAAGATGCAAAATTATCAACAAAGAATCCAGATTTAAATCTATTCAAACCTGCACCATCAGGTACAAATAAATTTGCTGTATTAGTTTCAAGTAGTGATAATGTTGTATAATACTCTAGAGTTTTAATTCTATTCTCAAGTTGCTTAATATCAACCATTCTATATCTCTTATGCTCTAAGAAAACCTTAGATGCATTAGATACATTATAAAGATATGGTGGTAAAGTAACAGAAGCAATTTCAATAGCATCATCCACTATACCAGGTTTCTCTGGTTTTTCTGCTGGAGTTCCATATTTAACCTGGAATGCTCCATCTTTAGTCAAGAAAATCCTATCAATTCTTCCAAGATAGAATTGATAATCTGTTACCACTCCCTCATTGGAAGCTAAAATATTAGATGCAGAATTTCCAGAACCACTAAAACTTCTACCAAGGAATTCCATTGGAGATCTTGCTCCAGTAGAAACAGTATAATCAGAAACTTTAGGCCTAATATCTAAAATATCAGTATTTCTATTAGAATCGATAGTTTGAATTTCAGTATCAAAGTCGAAAGAAGAATAAGAATCACTTGTCGTTATATCACCATCATCTGTAGATTCATAATATCCATTCATAAAGTATGCTTTCAACTTTCTATTTGGAGCAGTAATATCAGATTTTCTGATTAAAGTTCCATAGTTATAGAAAGAAGAATTTTGTCCTGTTGTAAATGTATACTTAAAGGATGCATCTACACTAACAACTGTTATTGTAGTTACAAGAGCCTGAATATTTGATTCTTCAAATACCAATACTTCTCCTTCTATGAAGTTAGTTTGATTCTTAACAACAAATTCAATCTTAGAATCATTTACTCGTGCTAAAACAATACCAGAAGCACCAGAACTTTGGCCAACAAATTTCTCTCCTATTATCAAATCTGATGTTTTACCTGTTGGGCCAGAAATTGAACCCAAAGTTACAGTGGGAGCAGATGGATCACTAGTATCAATTGATTCATAGATTCCATGAACTTCTATAATATCAGCAACATTTAAACAAATATCTTCATCTTGTACTCTTGTTCCATAAGGATAAGTTCCATATGTTAATCCATCATTCAAGGTAGTAGAACCAATACCAGAAGAACTATTAATAGACTTATCAATAACGACAGTATTTACTCTATCCTTTATCTTATTTTTTGCTTTAGGCTTTAATTTTTTAACTGTAGTAATAAGAGTTGCATCAGCATCATCTGCACCCAAATTATAAATCTGAAGGGTACTAGAACCACCTGTTAATTTAACCTGATCTTCTGTCAATGGTTCTGTTGCTCCATCACTTCCAATCAGTAAATATCTTTCAGGAGTAAATGGTAAGAATGTTTGATTACTACCAGAAGAAACAGAAGATGATAATTGCCCATCAGTTATAGTTACAGTATAAGCTTTTCTAATAGTTAAAGAAGCATCAGTTAAATCTACATTAGAAATATTAGCTTTAGGGAAGGGAGTATAGAATGCATTATCTTCCGAATCCGAAAGATTAGTTGCAACTACATTTAAGTCAGCAACCTGGAATAATGCTGCAGGTAAAGAACCGCTTGCTACACCACCTACAGTTGTAACGCCAGTAATAACTGCATGAGTTGATCCCAAACTTACAACCTTCGCGAGTACAGGATCTTCTGAATCAGTTCCACTGAATTGGAGAAGATTTCCTACGGCTATTTGTCCAGGGAAATTAGCACTTGTACTTCTTACTGTACTAATACTTCCATGAGCAGTACTCCATACATAATTACTAATTGTTGCAACACCAATATTAGAAATAGTACTTGGAATACAATCTGCTGAGAAAGTAGCAGCGGCTCCAACATTACCATCGTCAAGATTATTATTACCAAAAATAGATTGAACATCACCCATACCAAAACTAGTTACAGCAATGGCAACTCTTGGATCCTCTATACCATTAATAACAAAATTCTCATTTTGAACAAAAGTTCCAGAAACATCATAAACTGTTAATGCAGTACCAGCAGCAACTGATGATCTGATATAAGCACTTGCACCACTATACTTTCCTTTAATATGAGTAGGTACAGATAAAGTCATTGGCTCATTTACTGTAATTTCAGTAAATGTTTGAGCATCATATAAAGAAATATCCCACTCATTAGTTGCAGGAGTTGCTGAATCATAAGATCCAGAGTCTAATTTAAAATCATAGACTCTAGCAAGTCCAATTTCCTTTCCAGAAAAAATAGTTTGAGAAGCACCTGCTCTAGAATCACGCAAACTTACAATATAAGTATTACCAACTCCAATAGTAGGAGCTCCATAAACTCTATTTAATTTTATAGTTGCGCCAACATCATAATTAATTTGTTGAGATGTTAAAAGTTTAGTAGTTCTTGGTTTCTGAACATCTAAAAAAGTAGGAGCAATGGTTTCAATTTCATAACCCTTTACAAATGCTTTACCAGGAGATAACTTATAAAGTGCTAAATCCTTAGAAGGAGTAGCACCACCATAGGTTAATTGATCAGCATTAAATACTCCATTATTACCATCATTATTGTTTAAGGATTCTTTTACAGATAATCCAAAAGCTTTTACATAATAATCTCCAGATTCTGCATATGTTCTTCTTGCTAACTCATCGGCTATAATATTATAATCTGTCGTTCTTCTCTTAGATCTTAGAACACCACTTGTTACAGTAGCAAGTTCAATGAAATTATTATCATCAAAATCAGTTATTTCCTTTTTATGGAGAGATGTTGTTATCTTAAGTCTATCTGCTCCTGGTGCAGCATAATTATTAAATCCTTTAGAATTATCATTTAAACTAGGATCTAAATCAGCATTAATAATTTTTTCAGTGATTAAAAGTCCAATCCTATAAGTAGGAGTACTTCCGTATTGATCAAGAAGAATAGTTTCATCATCTACAGATAAAAACGTTCCTTTTGCAAAGTAGATTCCATTAGTTATAGAAAATGCAGATCCAGTAGCCGTTGCATTAGTTGCAATAGTCGTTGCAAAACCTTCCCCAGATGCAATAATAGTATTCGCACTCTTAATATCTAAATTAGCTGCAATAAGTTCACCATTAGCAAATGTAGTAGTTGTATTATCACTGCTATTGGATCCCAAATAACTTACATATAATGTGGTATTGCCTCTATCCGATTCGTCTGCTAGAATAATCTTATTTACAACTGCCGTTACACCTGAAGTTAATCCAGTAATCTTTGCGCCAACAAGTTGACTCGCATAATCAGATAACGCGATTCCTAAGTAACGATTCTCTAACTGTACACAATCATACGTATTACTATATGCAGTATTACCAGGAATTACCTTTGCACCTTCTTTAAAAAAGTGTTGTCCAAATCGTTCAATCTGATTTTGCAAAATCGATTGAAGACCGGTAAGTTCTCTAGCCTGAACAGGATATCCAGGTTTAAATAAAACCTTATAGTAGTCATTACTTGCGTCAAAATCGTCAAAGTATGGCGCTACGTTTAGATTAGTTTCCTGAGACATAATTCTTTAGAACTGCAGAATGACTTTAATATCTTCTTTTTGGTTCACCGATCTGGTGATAGAGGGTCGATTATCAATATAAATTATATTTCCAGAATACTTTTCAACTTCTGGAGGTGCTACCCCTTCAGTAAATGATTGACCAAGGTAATATGTCCTACTATTTAGAACCGTTGACACACCAGTAAAGGAGGTATCAATACCTAAAGTTACGGATCCACCAATAATATTTAAAGATCCATCACTAGTAGGAGTTGATGTAAATCTATTTAATTTAAACCCATATGTAGGATTAGTGACTGCAGCACCTACAGTAGTAAATCCTGCCATACTCTTATCTTGCCAGTATTTTAAAACTCCAGTAACTGAATCATAAGATACCACTTTTCCAACTGCAGTTGATCCTAATCCAACAGTTTGAGTAATTTCAGCATCTGCAGTAAAGGTAGCAGAACTATATCCCGCACCTGATAATTTCAATCCATAAACAGCACTTGCTTTATCTAAGTCCAGAATAGATGATGAACTATAAGCTTTAGGATTTTGAACAACTCCTATCCTAGCAATTTCATTGCCTGTAATAAAATCAGGGTTCTCAGTATCATTTTCAATACGAGAATATAAAAGGGCATTTCTTGCACCCAATTCTCTATAGATATCTGCACCATGTCCACCTTGAGGTGGAATAATTACATTAAAAACAGCAGAAGTGGAACCAGTAGGTACACTACCTGCTTCTAAATCCAAAGTTCCATAAGTATAACCTGAACCACCAGATGAAACAGTTACAGATTCAACTTTAGAGTTATTATTAATTACAACTGTTGCTTCTGCACCAGTACCATCTCCATTAATAGGAACTTTGGTATAGGTTCTATTAGCAGTTCCTAGTCCAACACCCCTATTAGTAATAGTTACAATCTTCAACTGTCCACTTGTTGCAGCATTATCTCTAACACTTGCATCAGCGCTATTAGTTGCCCAATCAGCAGGAACAGGCATAAAGTTTGTCGAATCAAATTTTGTAATGTCACTAGGAGAAATAGTGTACAAATATTTCCATATGTAACCATCTCCACTACTACCTGCTTCTTTAGGTTCTAAATCAGTAAAAGTTGGTTCATCTAAAGAAGCCCTACCAGAAGGGTTCTCTGGGTTAGTACCATTTTGAAGACAAATATAAACTCTGTAATCAGAATTTACTACAAAATAATTAGCATCATATAGGCTAATGGCATTGGAAGGTTTGGAAGGATTAGAGGGTCCAATATCTTGACGATACATATCGTAAGTCGTACCCGACTTCCATGTTGTTTTGGGAACAACTTGCTTACAATCAGAAGAAGTAATCTTCTTCATTGCAATCATAGTATCCCAATAATTATCCTCTTCACCGAAATTGTCTCTAGGATCTAGTGGAGTGGTATTCCACGAAGAACTTACTTCGAGAGGGTTCGGTAATCCAACAAACGCATAGTACGAATTAGTTGTTGAAGCAACGCTAGCAACAAATTCCGAAGCATTTACGATACGAAGTTGATCAGTTATAATGGCAGCCATTAGTTTATATCTTGTTGGACAGAGATTTTTTATTTATTTAGGGATATTAATTACGAATAGTCTTGATATTTAAGTGGTTCAACTCTGGTAACAATAGCACCTGTGGAAACTCCTGTTGCACCCTTACGGGTATACGCATCAAAGGCAGCTGCATTAGTTCTAGATCCCAGAGTAATCTTGCCCCAGGAGAAGTCTCCATAGAATTCTGTTAATCCAATTCCACTAATATCACCAAGATCTTCAACACTTACAGTAACTCTTCTAACATAAGTTATACCCACACCAGCTACTGCAGTAGTTGCAGTAGAAACAGCAGCAACTTCATATACATTATCTAGGAATTGAGTTCCTATTCCAAGAATTGAACTATCTTGATAAAGTGAAGTTACCGCACTTCCAACATTACTATTGTTAACCACAAAGTAATCAGCAACCGCTAGAGTACTTACAGTAATAGCAGTTCCAACTACATCAGTATTTCTTAGAGATGATTCAATAGGAATGAATAAATCAAAGATATATCCAGTAGAAGCTACTCCTACCGTTGTTGATGTTATTCCAACAATTTCACCAAAGTCTCCTGTATATGTATCACTAGTATTTGTTTCTCTAATAAGTTTAGGAGTCTGAATTAAAACTTGAGGAATAGAAGTTCTAGTGTATCCTACTCCTGCAGTTGTAACAGTGATAGCAGAAACTGTGTCCCCAGTAAGAGTAGAAGTTGCTTCTGCTCTTGCAGTAGTTCCCAATCCAACAGGAGTTTCAATACTAACACTAGGAGCAGAAGTATATCCTGTTCCGCCTGCACCAATCGTTATAGAAGAAACAGTTCCAGCAACAGAAACAACAGCGGTAGCAGATGCACCAACAATATTATTCTGAGAAGTTAATGTAATCTTCTGCTTCTTAGATGTAGTTGTATTTTCAGCATCAGAATCAAAGAAAGTTTTTACATTTTCAACATAAATTTCAGTAGAACCAATACCAACAGATTGAATTATATTAGTAGTTGGTTGTATAAGAGCTTCATTCAGAACTCTACTCTTACTTACAACCTGTCCATTAATAATCTTATCAGCACGTTGTTTAGTCCAGGTAACAACTCTCTTATTAGTAGGACTTCCATCAACTCCTATACCCTCATAAGGATTAGTTTCAGCAGTATCAGAAGATGGTACACCCATTACTAATCTTTCATCTTGATTCTCCATAGTTAAGTCATCACCAGGTTTGACACTTTCTAAAATATCCTTGAAGATCACATCAGTATCACCACTACCCTTATAGAATAGAATCTTACAACTATCACCTGCAAAATCATTACCATCTTTTCTATTAGCTCCTTTAGGAGCCTCATTAAATGTAAGTACACTTCCTCCAGTTAATGTATAAGATTCAATGGGAAGTTGTAGAATATCATTAATGAATACTAAAAGAGTTGATTGAACATCGATAGCAGATCCAGCCGCTGCTCTAATTGTCACAGATGAGCCATTAAGTTTAAGGAGGAATTGTTTCTTAATTCCATCAAACTGATCCTGAATAAGATCTAGCATTTCAACTTGTCCGAAATGCCATCCAGCAAATGAATCAGATGCAACTTTTTCAATTGAAAGTTGGAACTCATCAAATGTAAGTGAAGGATCAGTAGGAATTCCTGTTGCCCCACCAATAGGAACAGTTAAAATTTGATTTGCACCATAACCATATCCTTGATTTTGAATTTCGAAATCAATTATACTTGATCCTTGTCCAACTACAATATTAACAGTTGCAGTTGTACCAACCCCAACACCAGGTGAGTCTTCACTATAGATTAAAGGAATATCAGAATAAGAAAGAGGTGAATCAAATACAACCTTTAAGTTCTTATTAACCTTTCCACCTCTATTGTAGAAGTGAGTTCTAGTAGATACACCAGCATTAAATGTGAATCTCTTACTATCCAATACTTCGATACTTCCAGTTCCATCCCAAGCACCATCTTGCTTATTAGCAGAAGCATTCTGGGCTCTAGGTGCAATAATCGCTGCTTGCATTGTTCCACCAGATTGATAAACAGTTGGAACAGTTGAAGTACCTACATTTACTGAGAATTGAGTTGCACTAGCAACACCCACAACAGCTACACCACCATAAGTAGGATCCCCTGCACGAGGATATTTGTGAACACTTGAATAACTATCTGCAGAACACTTGAATGATAAAGATTCCTTTAATATCTTAATACTGGTTCCAGCAGTTAAACTATGAGATCCGATAGTTAATTGTAAAGCACCTGTAGACTGTGTATAAGTTGCAGCACTTACATCAAAGAAAGAAACAGGAGTAGTTCCTACATTAACTGTAATAGTATCTGTAGTGACTGAAGAAATAGTAGTTCCTATACCAGCAACAGGATCTGTGGTACGAGGATATCCATGATCACTACCATACCCATCCATACTACATGCGAAGTATAAGGCGCTTGTAGCGAAGGATACGGTGTTTCCAGTGGTAAGTCCATGTCCTACCATAGTTAGTACCATATCACCCGTTACAGGATCATATGTAGCGTCTGAGGGGGTATATCCTATTCCAGTGTTTGCAGTAACTCCACCACCCACAGCATATCTAAAGGTGTGTGAATATTCACCACCTGCAATAACAGCACTAGTAGCAGCGCTTACAAATGTATGTGCGTATTGCTGTAATGTCTTAGCAGTACCCACTCCAACAGTAATAGTTGTGGCATCGACAGAATCAATAGGAATTGAAGTATCATAGAATGGATCCCTATTTCTTGGATAGATGTGAGTAGAAACTCCAGCATCTATAGCACAAGACATTGCCAATCCTGCTAGAACTACATGACTACTGTTAGCTGGAGTTGTAGTACTAAATGCTGACAGTCCATGATTAGAACTCGTCGTGACTGTCATAATACCAGCGGTATTATTATAATCTGCACTCTGAATCCCTACTATGGGAGCATAATCACAAGTAAATGCAATTCCAGTTATGATAACATCATCACCAGTAAGTAATCCATGAGGAGTAGCAGTAGTTACAGTAGTAACACCAGTTGTGGAGGTATAACCGACATCCCATATTTCCCGTGGTTTGTAAATTACAGAAAGATTAGTAACAGCAACTCCAGTAATATGTCCATTGGTTATCTGGGCAGTACCAATTCCCATAGGAACTACAGTACCAGTAGTATAAGTTTGAATCCCAACATGAACGGTTTGTACTCCAACACGATATCCAGAACCAGTATTTCCAATAGCAATTGATGTAATAGTTCCTGAAGTAGAAACTAATGCTGTACCACCTGCAGCAACTAAAGGTTGATATCCATATCCCTTCGTAGATCCAACCGATATAACTATTCCACCAACAGGAATGTTTGCATTATTAGGATCATATGAAACCGATGTTGCAGTTCCAGTAAAGTAGATACTTGTAATACCTGCATTCTCACCTAAAGAATAATCCTGATCCGTATCCAAAGTACCAGTTGGACCTTGGAAAATACCATTTACTAATATTGCTGCATTATTAGTAGAGAATCCACTAATATTTTCTTGATCAGATGTTAATGTAAATCTCTTAGTAACAGCATCAAACTTACCAGCAATATCATCAAAGACATAGTTCTCTGCATAAGGTTGTTTTGCACTATTCTCTGCACCGGATCTCATAAAGCTTCTTCCCTGGAAAGTAGAGAAGGTGGTGATACCAACCCAATCAACCGATTCAGGAGGATTTGTTGTACTACTAATAGGAGTGGGTCCTTGAGGAGCCTCAATCAAATGAAGTGTATTATCAACAATATTATAATCACCCTCTACCTTAGTTACAATTGCATTCTCTGAGTGTACACCAAGAGCAGTTCCCATCCAAGGACGATTAACTAAAATCCTATTCGTCAATCCATACCCAACGGTACTAATCTTCATTATTTCATCATCAACCTTAACCAGATCTCCACCAAAGAAAGATGTAATACCTTGGAATATAACTCCATCATCTGTTAAGTTAAGACTTTTACCAATTCCTGTAGTAACAGAAGTTGCAACAACTGGTGATTGACAATAATTATCAATAGTAATAAGACACTTGGTATTTTGTTGAGTTGAAGTAAATGAATGACTAGTTCCAACACCTACGGCAGTAATGTCTATAGGAACGGGAGTGGTTTTTAAAGCATTCTCAGCAGTAGTAGCAAACTTCAAGGTTTTATCATCAACCTTGATTGCAAAAACACTACGAGGAAGAAGATCAGTAGTTCCCACACCAACAAAACCATCAGTAGTTCCTATTCCAATAGGAGTAGTGTCATAAGAATAGATAAGTTCTTCACCACTAACAAAGAAATGCTCTGGAATTGTAACAGTATCTAAAGATAAATCAACAACATCAGTATCTGAAGCATCAACTGATCTCTTAAAGATATCCTTTTCTCTATGTTTTAGAGCAAATTCTCTCTTAACCGCAGTTCCTGTTCCATAATAGAATCCATAACCTGCAGTTATAGAAGCATTATTAAGATTAATCTCACTATTCTCAGTATTATCAACAGCAACTAACTGAATAGCCATTCCAAATACACGAACTGCAGTATTAACACTTGCAGGTGGAGTATATTGAAGATAAGTATGATCACTTGTCCAAAGAGCACCTATAGTTCCAATACCAGATAGAGAATCACCATCAGTGAAGATATCTCCATATTGTGTTATATAAGCATTACTCGAATCATTAACAACAACCACTTCCGTCATCTGGAACTTCATATTTGTAGTATCTTCAATACTTACAATAAAATATGCACCAGAGTGATCATAATCAGTATCTCCGGTATGGAAATAAGATGCCACCGTATGAATTCCAGGGCTTGTAGTAGATGCAATGGATGTATAATGAGATTCTAATAAACCAATATTTTCTCTTGCACCACCTAATGTAAATGATCCAATACCAGTAGATTCACTACTAGACATTGAAACTCTTACGGTATTGGCTGTCATAGCAACCCCTGTTATCGCAGGAGTAAAGTTCACATTCAAATGATCATCAGCCATCGCTACACCAAATGTTCCTAAACCTACTCCACTATCCCAGAGAGTAGGAGTAGTTGTCATTTGTCCATATTCTAGAATTTCTGCAATAGTGTCATTATGAATAATACTTAATTCATTAAATTCTAATTCACCATTATCACCATCTATCTCCACAATAATCTTACTTGATCTGTAAGTAGATGCTATAGAAACAATTGTTGTAGCAGTTCCTGCAGCAATATCTGTTTGTGTAGATTCAATATTACAAATCTGGCCAATAGCAGTAGTACCAACTCCACTTATAGAATCATCAATATCAAAAGAAATAGCACTTATATTGTAATTATTGTCTTCATATTTTGATGGATAATATAATAATTGTCCTTCGGAACCAGCAATATTGAAATCAAAATATCCTTGATCATATACTGTTGGTAACTTAGCATAATTATTGGCATATCCCAGGAAATTATCATGAATAATAGTAACCAATGAAACTGATCTTTGATCAGTATATCTCTTATCTCTTACAAAAGTGAAATATTTTTTAGATCTTTGCTTAACATCAAATTTATCAACAACAGAGAACTTCTCAGCTCGTGGTTCACTGCTGAATTGTGTGCTTACATCATCAATTACTAAAACTCTATTACCAAAAGATTCATAATAATCAGTAAGAACTTTAGAATTGAAGTATATGTTATTCGAAATAGTTTTTGTTCCTATTGCTAATCCATTTTCTGTAGCAAGATCAAAATTACTATAAGAATTAAGATCCATTGCATTAGCAAAATCGGTAACTACATCAACCGTTGCTCCACTATAATCTGAGTAAGGGCCTCCAAAATTTGGATCTTCAGACTCTATAGTTAAATCACTAAATTTCAAGAATCCTGATGTATGATTTAAAGAACTAACAGCATCATTCCATTCATCCATTGAAACTTTAGATTTCAGTGAATAAGAGAAATTCTGGTAGTAATTATTATCAGGCAATCTCTCTGTATCATAATTTAAGAATCCAGTATCCTTTCTCCAACCTTTCTTAACTATCGAAGTTGGGCCGAGTTTAATATAAGAGTTAAAATCGATTTTTTCTCTAACTCTACTTTGAGTCCTAGAGGTTTTTCCAACAATGACATCGCCAATATTTAATTCATTTATTGTAGAAGTTTTAAGAAGTTCGATTTCATTATTCCAACTCTCTACAATTCCAGTTTTAGATCCAGCAGTGACAGTTTCCCCTATAATGTAATTATTCTTCTTAAGTTGAATATCAAATTGTGGGAAATCTTTTTCTGCTATCATTCGGCCAGCAGAATTGAGGTAATCTACATTACCAGGTATTTCACCTCCAACGCTATCTACAAAACCATCAAGACTATAAGTAACAAAACCAATTGCTCCTCCCAGAGGAATATTAACATCGGTTAAAGTAAATCTATTATATCCATAATTTTCAGAATTATAACCTTTACCAGTTGTTCCAACACCAACACTTAAATTCTCAATTAGAACCTTATCACCCACAGCAAATGGAACACTATCACTAAATGCAGTGTCTAATCCAACAGCAACCGTATTAGTTGAGAGATCATAAGTAACAGTGGCAATACCAACTCCATTGGGATTACTCGTAGGTATAATAGTAGGAGTTACATTCGAAATACCATAAGTATTGTTTCTAATAGTTACACTGGTATCTCCAATATTATAGAAAATATCAACATCAGTTACTTGCTTACCAGTAAGTCCATCTAGAACAACAAGTTTAGGTGCAATAGTATAATCCTTACCTACTGAACTAATTCCAATAAACCTAAATGAGGTTAAAGAATCTACTCTTAAGATTTCTGGTAGATTAGCAACAGGCCTTAAAGTATTATCTGTTGGCCAATCAAAACCAATATCTTCAATCTCTACAGTTGTAATCTTTCCAATCGTATCACTAGAAGGTTCTAGAATAGCTCCCGCACCTAAAGTAGATACAATAGTAGAAATTCCAACAACCTTTTCATATCCAGTGCCACTATAAGTTATTAAAATATCAGAGATGCCGCCATACGCAGAAGTAGAACTTGTCTCATACTCCATCCTTGCAGTTGTTCGATCATATTCTGCTCTTTCTGGAGTCTCCTTTAAATTATATTCAAAAGAAGTAGTTCCAAATCCCACCACACTGAAAGAACCAGAGTATTTACTGGATTGAACATTAACTTGGTTATAATTAGGAACCTCAGTATCAATATAAATCTCTTCTTTAGGTGCGCTAATTTTATTAGGGTTAGCAGGAGTAAACTTATAATATAAGTTTTCAGGAATTTGATCTGTAACTCTTAAGACTAATTTCGCATTTGTATCAATACCAACTCTTCCAACCTTAGAAACTTCAAAATAATCATTTTTAAAGGAAGAATCAAATTGACTCTGGAAAGAACTCTGTCCAAGACCAGTCAAATTAGAATCACTATACAAATCTAAAGAGAAAGCAGAATATAGGGTAGAATTATGTAAAGAAGATAAAGAACTGTCAGAAAGATTAAATTCTACTGTATCGTTTTTATAAACATCTACCTTAGGGTTAATTGGAGAAAGAGTTCCAGCCGATGCAGAAGTAATATCAACAAACTTGGGAGTGAAAACTGTAGTTTGATAATCTGTAAGGGTTAATTTTACTTTATCCTTACTAAATCTATAAATGTAATAAATCTTCTGATCTGATAATCCACCAGAAGGAGTTGTTGCCGTATGAATTACTTTATCACCATTAACCAATCCATGATCACTAACAGTAATGGTATTTTCAGTAGTATCAACATTAGATGCAGTAAATGAAAGAGGATCAAAAACAATTCTTCTATTATAATCATTATATTTTACAACAATACTAGTTGTTATTCCCGCATCTATAGAGATATCAATATTATCTCTTAAACTAAGACCGTGTGTTGATCCACAAGAAACTGTTACCGTATTCTTACTGGCTTCTGCAGTGACAACATTTGTTTTTACTGTCTTAAAGCTGTGATAAAGTCCTGTTCCTATTCCAGAGAAATATAATAACCCATCATTAGCAGTAGTATCAGCAACACCAATATAGGTTCCTGTTGCTCCTAAACCAATTTTAACAGTTGCAATACCAATTAAATCATCAGAAAGTTTTGCAGCATATACTGTTTGATTATTAGGTAAGTAGAAATTAACCGCACTAGATCCAGTTGTAGTTACTCCTATAGAATCTCCATCATTAACTTGATAAGTAAGAGTATCTCCAGTCTTCAATCCATGCTTTGGAAGATAAATTGATTGAGTTTCAATAAAGACTTGAGTAATTCCTGCTCCAGGATTAGAGAAGAAAATAGTAGTTCCAATACCTACGCCAGAACTTGCTCCCAAAGCTAAAGATTCTACAGGATTGAAATAGATTTGCTTATTAATTTCGAAGGTTACATCATTTTCAGGTTCAGAATCAAATGTAAATTTACGAGAATCTTCATAAAGTACAGTAGATGCTGTATGAGCAGCAGATACTGTTCCATCCTGTGTTCTCAATACTCTTATTCTAGAATTTAAATTATCAACTGCAAGAACTTTTACTCTCTCATCACCAATTGCAAAGATATCATTCTCTCTAACAGAGAGTAAATCATCTGTTAATCTACCACCAACATTAAAGTAAGTAACAATTCCAGTTACACCTGTTGTACCAACACCCACATTAAGAATATATTCACCAGTACTAATTCCAATATTAAAGGAATTATCAAGATGGTTAACAGAAGTATTAAATCCAGCTAAAGAAACAAGATCCAAATTTTGGAAATTATGTGGAGTAGCTGCAAATGCAACATAAGATCCTCTTGCATCTACTGGCATTATTTCTAATCCATTTGCAATAGAAGAAGCAACACTAACATACTTTACTACTTTACCAAGAACTTTTGCTATTTTTGATTTTGTGTTGGATACACCTCTTTCAAATTCAACAGCATCATTTACTCTATAACCACTTCCCCCAGTTATAATACCAACCGAATCAATACTACCTGTTGTAACAGCGGAAATATTAATAGTTTGCTCTTTTGCCTTATTTGGTTGGAACACATAATTATATTGGGCATCTTTATCCGTAAGAAAATATGGAGTAGTATTTCTAAAATAATTTGATTCATTTAAATCATATGATGCTTGAGTAGAATCCTTATTAAAATTAAACTCATTAGGTTCTGACTTATAAGTATTACCAATTAGATAAGGGAAAACTGGTGCTCTATAGTTCTTGAAGGGTTGAACTTCCTCAACTGATCCAGGATTTATAGTTGCAAAATATGCATAAGTTCCCGTAGGATAATCTGGTGTTATACAGAAACGTCCATTATGCCTATCAAGAGTTCCACAATCTGTAAATTTAAAATCTTCAACAAAAAATCCTTGAGAGAACGCACTTAATGAAGGACGATTAGCTTTAGTTACTGGTTCATAACCAGTAAGCATTTGTTTTATAGTACCACCAGTAGGAGTAGAGAATCCATAAGGGCCATAAATTGGATTACCATCATATGCCCAACCCAAAATAGGAGAGTGATAACCAGAATTTACTTCCTGTTCACTGATTTTTTGAAGATCAAATGTTCCATATTTAATATCATTATCCTGAGTTTTGCCATAAACAGATTCTCTTAAACTTCTAGGAGCAAATAAATGAGTATACTCAATACCATATTCACTATTAATAGGATTGTCTAAAACTCCATCATCAGCAGAAATAATATCCTTATATTTTTCAAATAAGTTTACTGTCCAAGTATCGAGATTTGACTTAAAGTTAACATCCGCACCACTTTCTTCCACAGCTACAGATGTACCTTCAGTAGCAAAACCTACTCCAGGACTGTCAATTATAACTTTTATAATCTGTCCACCTGAAATAACTGGAACTAATTTTGCATACTTTCCTTCACCATTTACTGTTAAAGTTGGTGGAGAATTATAACCACTACCACCTTTAGTTATTAAAACTTCTTGAAGACTTCCATTACTTACAATTGGTAAAAGTTCTGCATCTTCTCCACTGAGAACTTGAACTTGTGGTTGTCTATTGTAATTAATAATGTTTGAACCATAACCTGAACCATTATCCGTAATCTGAACACTCTTAATAGATCCTCTTACAATTGGTTGAAGAACTGCATTAAAATCTTGTCCACTAAATGTTGTTACTCCTATTTCACCGACAAGACTTAAAGTAATAGGTTCATAATTGAAAACATGACTGCCAGCACCACTAGCTTCAAAATCGATATACTGCTTAGTATCAAAATAATGATATTTTGCTGTAGTACCTACACCTACACTTGATAATCTAAAATTATTTGCATCTACACGGGTAACAATATATGAGGTATCATCAGTTAATCCACTAACTGCAGTTGAATCATTAGAATACTTTATTATATCTCTTGAATTATAATCATGATTAACGATGTTTACTTGATCCGATGCAGTGTTAATTCCAGCAGGAGAACATGATCTCTGTTTATTTTCATAATTCTCTCCACCATTATCAACTACAATATTGGATAAAATTTGTTTCTGATTAAATGCTTCTATTCTATGAACACCTTCACCATATCCAGTTAAATCTACAGTATTAATTCCAACTATTAAATCTGCTTCAGTTGGATATAATTTAATTGTAGAGGCAGTAGCTACATTGACATAATAAATGGCATCTGTAGTCAGTCCAGTAACTGCACGTTGTGCATCTGTTTTATAGATTACTTTTTCAGCATTTCTAAATTTATGATAGGTAGAAAAACCAATAGTATCATTATCAATGTTTACTCTTGCCGATGCAGCAGTTGCATTAAAAGATACTGAATGATCAATATATTTTGTATTAACAGTGGCAGTGGCATTAATACCATTTCCCCCACTAATTGTTAAAATAGGTTTTGAGACATAATCAAATCCTGGATCAATAATATCAATTGCTTCAAAAACACCCTTTACAGCTACAACTCCAGTTGCACCAACTCCAGTTGCATCTTGAATTGAAAGAATTGGTGGATTAATAACATCATAATCAGATCCTTCACTAGCAATATCAATTGAGGTTAAAGTTCCAGAATAAACTATTTCTTGAGACTTATAATTAAGTATTTCTACACCATTAATTAACATACCTGTCTTACCAGGTTCTGTCTCATAGATACCACTCTTCTTACTAGGCTCTTTAAATTGTCTTATTAAATTTTGGTGCTGTAATATCTTATTATGGAAATCTGATGGTATTATCGTATTAGATGTTACAATACCAGAGACAGAAATATATTCTTCATTATAAAGATTTGCCTGACTGCTTGCTAATTTAAATTGAGTTCCATTAATCCTCTTCATATAGAAGATTCCTGGATCCATATTATCAAACTGACTAATAGTTTTAACAACTACATTGTCTACAGTAGTCTCAGTTACATTATTGTTATAATAAACAGGATCTCCTGTATAATATCCATGCTCATCTCTATCAGTAATAGTAAAGGTTTCACCTTCATAAGAGCCATTTAAGGTAAGTTCTCTATCATAGAAATTTAATTTCCGATCAGCATAATATGGAAGAGAAGGTGCTGCAATTAAAACATCATGATCAAAATTTACATAAGAGTTTTGAACATTTGCAGTATTAGATTCAATGTAATTATATTTTGATAAAACAGCACTTACTTCTGGTTTTAATAATTTTCTTTTTACTGTTCCAGGTACTCCGTCAATAACACCCTGTCCTACAATACTAAATGTAGTGGGATTAATCACACCAGTAACACTAGAAGTATATTCTACACCGGCTGTATTAACAACTGCAATATTATCTCCTACTCCAATATCATTCTCAGTATAAGTCTCAACCTCATAAGTATAATCAGAAGCATCAATTAAAGTTAAAGATTTAATAGAAAATGATGTTGCAAGATTATATAACCAACTATATGTTCTAGGACTTGCTGTAGTAATACCAAGTGATTTAATTTTTATAGTATCATCTTCAGAATAATAATAAGTTTCTTCATCAATAATTGGGGTAGATAAAACAGAACCTATTCTGACTTCAACTTTAGTAGTTGTTCCAATACCAACATAACCATATGCATTCGTATTTAATCTGATATCTCTTAAATTATCAATAGCAGTATCTACACCCTGAACTCCAAAGAATTGGTTTACAGATTTAGATGTATATGTTAAAATTCCAACAGTGTTTATACCAGCATTAAAATGAGTGATTAATTCACCCTCCGCAGGGAATCCTACAGTTGAATCTACAGAAATAACAGTAGCACCAGCAGAAACATTATTAATAATTTTAGTATTAGGGTGAACAGAGAATTCCCCAAAAATACTTCCCTCAAGAGGAATATCTAATTGATAGTTAAAATCGACACTTAATTTATAAAATTCCTTTCCACCATAAAGTACCCTTTCAACATCTGTAATCGGTGCATATGCTTTAGGAATTCCATAAGCACTATTTGCATCCTGAAAAAGAGTTTGATTTAATAATTGACTAGGATCACCTGATATGGCTTCAACAACTATATCTTTTACTACTCTGTATTGTGCATCTGAAGGCCTAAAAAGAAATTCTTTAGGTTTAATAACATCTACACTCTCTCCATAAAGAGCACCAAAGAGAGTTTTAAAGGAATCATCAGTTCCCTTCGATGTATAAAAATCGTTTGCTCTTGATATAAACAGTCTTTTATCTAATTCACTATCTAACTCCCTATCTTCGAATCCAGGAGTAAATTGATATTTAATTTTAGTTAAAAATTCTTGGAATAATAAAGCACTAAGATTAACTATCTTAGCTCCATTTGTATGTTTAGCAACCGAAGATTCTTTAAAAGTTAATTGATCTTTTGCATCAATATTATCATAGGATGTTACACCACTAAATCCTCTTTGACAATCAACAAATGAAGTATCAGTTTTTGACTTATAAAGAATAATTTCATCATCAATTTGAATCAAACCATACTTATCAGGAAATTGATAAGTACCGTAAATACTTTCCGTAGATGCAAAGGAAACATTAACTGTTGTATCAAGTATACTTAGATCACCTGAAAGTTTTGTAGACTCTGTATTAGTTGTTAAAGATTCTAATTTTAAATATTGATCAATATTTTGTATTAAATCATTAGCAGCTCCTGGATATTCTTGCGAAATATAATACTGTCGCAAGAAATCTGGCAATAAAGGAAAATCTTCCCTAACAAATGCAGGAAGTTGATTCTCAACTATATCTTGAGTCTGTACTCTCTGAAGATCGGTAGATATCATCTGCGATTAATAGGACGAAGTGGTTGCTAATATAGGTGTTGTGGATGCTGTTGATCCTGATGTAACTATTTGGGGAGTCCCACGAACCAATCCACCGTTTGCATAACTTGAAGATACAATATAATTTGATCCTGAAATATCATTACCAGAAGATATCCGATCAGAAATGGAAGCAATGGTTGTGTTATTAATATCTAGTTGCAAATAAAGATCCTGTAATCCAATCACGTCATTAGAGTAAGGAACGGCTGACACTTCAATAACAGGGAACCCTTTATTAAGGACTGTTGAAGTAATATTTATCGGATGAAGTTTAACCTCTCCTTTAATATAATCTATTTCACCTACATCTCTTTTGACAATAATAGGATCAGTTGGAGAACTTAATCTTATTAAATTAACAGTTCCCTCTTGTAAATCACCATATGGCATATCAGCAAGATATACAGTACCAGGAATTCCACTTACGGTAAATCCGGAAGATTTAATATTGTATCCAACTCCATATTTTGGAGAATGTCCATGGTTTTTAACATGGAATCTATTACCAAAACAAATTTCATACTCAGCAAAACTATTTAAAACAGTTCTTAAATCCCTTCTCATCACAATTGTAGTAATATTGGATGTAATCGCTGCATTACTCTCATCAATTATCTGTAAAAATTCACTATATTTGAATCTTGCACCAAATTTATTCAATTCTGTAGAATCTGCATATCTTTCAACGTTAGTTGATACAATACTTGTAATAGAACTCGCTGATCTAGCTAAATTAGTATTGTAATATACATTTATATCAGGTTCAATATAAAGATATTTTAAATCAATGATTTCAGGGACTATTCCTGCAACCGCATACTGTTTAATATCTCTCTTAATATTATCTTTAATCATACTGGAGAGATATGCACCATTCACAGGTTTAACACTAATGTAAACCTTACCAAATTGTGGAGGATCTAATTCTTCTCCACCAAAAACAGCAACTGATTCAGTTTCTGGATATAAAGTCGGTACAATGGTTTCATAATCTCTTGCAGTTACAGCTCTGTTCTGTGAAGCATAAATTCGCGTTGCATATTTTTTAATAGATTCAACACTTTCAATTTCTGCACCAGCAAAAGACTGTTCATTTGTAGTAATAACAGAAATACCACCTGTAAGAGCACTAGCTTCTCTAGATGAGGTTAATTTACCTGTAAATTCGAATTTTTGAACATTATTTCCTTCAGCACCACTCGATATTAAGTAAGATGCTTCAATATAATTGGGAGAATCTAGTTTTTTGCCGAAAATACCGTCGCCAAAGATAATTTCATGCCTTTCATCTTCAATTTCTTGTACAAAAAACACAGTTGAGTCAGATGTAACGTCAAAAAGACTGTCTGCCTTTGTATATGTCGTTTTAACTGAACTATTTTTTGTTGGTTTTACAATAACACGAATTGTTGATATATCAATACCCGTATTTGGAAGAATAAATCTCTGATTTGGTGTATAAGAGTCAATAGTAAAGTTATTTGTAGTATAAGTTCCTTCAAAAACGGTAATATTATCAAAATAGGCTTTATTATCTAATACAGGAACCGTTATATCATTTAAAATACTAAACATATAACTGGTATTACCAAAACGTGCACTTGTAGCAACTAATCCTTTATTAAGAGTAATGGTTTCCGGTTGTGTAGCATAACCCGATGTATCAATACTAAAGGAAATTAGTGCACGAGAAGATTTTCTTGACATTGGAGTATATCCAATGTTTCGTGCTAAAGAAACAACATTCTCTCTAAGTGTGGCACTATCAATAAAAACTTCATTAGATACCATATTAGCATTGTATGAAGTAATATACGTGTTATACGCAAGTACATCTACAATACTGGATAGGTTAGATCCTTCGAAATCATAGTCAGTGAAATTCGAATTAGATCGAAGATAATCCTTAATAGAAGTTTTTATCTGATCGAAATCCAGATTGGCGAAATTTACTAGTGGCATTATCGTGTGGGCTCTAAGGCGAATGATAACTGTTGTGGTTGGGCATTAATTCCAACAATTTCATATGTAATCTTGACGTTGAGTTCATGTCGATCAGCTTTAAATGCAAGATCATTGAACTTTTCAGAGTTTAAAACCTCAACATCTATTAAATTCACTCTAGGTTCATAGTTTTGAATGACATTTTCAATTTCATCCTTAACGGAATCGGCAGTAATATCATTAAGATTTTCAAAAAGTATACTTTGTACTTGTGAACCTATATCATTCTGAAACATTCTTTCACCTTTATTTGTAAATACAAGGTTCATCACCGAACGAGCAATGGCATTCTCATCTTTTAGCGCAATAAGATCATCCGTAATCGGATTAACCTTAAAAGAGGCGCTAATATCTTTAAATGATTTACTGACTCGCTGTACAGGCATTAAATTATAAAAATAATACTATTATCTAAGTTATTTAGTAAGGGTTTACTACTAAAATTCTGCTAAAGGAACCTGGCTGATGTCATAATCCAGTCCATCTTCGTCTGGAACTGCTTCATATAAGTCATTTATTACCTTTTTATCTCTTTTTTTAGGAGTTATATCATCATTTGCGATTTCTCTAAGCATTTTTTGGTGTTGATGATTACCCAAGTTGTCTAGAAAATCATTCATTTTCCTAATTTCCCGATTTTTTTCTATTTACACATGAAAAAAGGAGGCATTTCTGCCTCCCGTAGTTATCTTCCTTGTCCTCTGTACTTTTTTGACTTATTATTTCGAGAAGAAGCGGCATATTTGGTATGTTTGCCTGCTCCTTGACGAGTTTTTTTCGGTTTTTGCTCTAAATAATCGGATTTCATTAAACCCGCACCAATTTTTGCCATAATTTAATTAAATAACGCGAGTTTTTTCGTGGCCTACTCTGATCCGAGGGTCGCACCAGATCTCATGTCCCATATCCTTTGCATCTAAACAGAAACTAACGTCTTCTCCACACATATCTTGTACATTACCAGACTCAAAGATTTGCATCTTAGGAGCAAACCAAGGATATTCCATATTTTCAAAGACACCGTTCTTAATCATTACCCAACCAAACCCTGTATAATCAACAGTAAAGGGTTTCTTACGCTTAGAAATGGATTCCACAGTTTCATGATTCATAACTCCACCATTCTTGCGGAAATCATCTTCTTCTAACCAGTGTGCTACAGAGGTTGTGCGTCCATCTTCAGTGGCATACCAACCTGCAGCAATTGCATGACTCTTTAATAGTTCTTCATCGGTTGTACCATCTTCTTTAATTGCTTCTGCAGGATACGCAAGATCACATAACTGCCAGAACTTCTGTGTATCAAAGACAATATCCGAGTCAATCCATAGTTGATAATCATACTTAAGTTTACCATCCCAAGGTACTTGCTTAGGCCCACGTAATACATTAGCACCTAAACACTTACATCTTGCAAAGTTAACCATTGATGAGTAGTCTTGACTTATCTGAATACTCATTCCGTTTTGTACAATATCAAAACATAATTGTACAAAATTCTTTAAAAAGATAAAAGAGCATCCTCTACCAGGTAGGCAAAAGACTATACTCTTTCCTTTCATTCTTGCTTTAATTGCATCTATATCCCAATCAGGTTCTTTCTTCTTAGGTGCAACAGTTTTTACAGTAAATCCTTTTGCCATAGTGTTTAATAACCTTCATTTCAATTATACACTGTTATATGTATAGTGTCAATATGAATGTTCTTCCCATTCTTGTTTGTGGATAACCCTACCAGGGCCTCCCATACCCACTTTGGGCGCTAGTTCGATATATGATAAATCTGATTCTACATAGTCCGTTTTAATTAATCCAACCATAACATTTAAGAGTTGCCATTTCTCTTCGAAATCTTCTTTCTCTAGATTATGGTATAAACATTTATCTTTTGCATAAATGTGATATGTTGTTACCGTTTCATCCAAAACGTTTTTACCTCCTCATGTTGGTTAATAGTATATATTAAAAAACCCCCAGATGGTGAAAATTTTCTGCGGGATTTTTTTTATATATCGATAAAGCTCTCTCGAATTGTCACCTCTGTAGGTTAGGGTAGTTAACCTTTTTATATACGGGCATCGCGCCGCCGCACGGGAACACATAAGAACAAAAACACTGTCCATACGCATTACTAACTAGAGGCTAACATAATAAGGGCAAAGTGTCAACCACGATGCCCTTATTTGCTTTACTGTGTGTTACTTACTGTAGTATTCAGTTTGTGTTACTTATAGGACTGTATCTGTCACCTCCGAGATATCATCGAGCACTGCCAAAATGTCATTGCCATTGTTTGCATTTTCTAGAAGGAAGATTGCAAAGGTTTTAGACATAATAAAACACCAAATTAGGGTTGGATTGTTAACACTGGTAGTTTAAAGTCTTGCCAAGGACTGTGTTACACTAGTAGGACACTTTAAAGGGCCCAATTAATAATCACTGACAGGATTACTCAGATCTTCAGTATAACATTGCACTACCTCATTAGGGTGCAAATCTAATACTTTACGCCAATCAATTTGCCTTGGATTAAAGTCATCTTCGACTGATAATTCCAGGGTTATTCTATACTTATTATCTGTACGGTTATAGTAAGAAACGGCCATGGGATTACCTCCGATTGGTTGTTACTAAGGTATCATAGAATACCTGAGAGTTGTTGTCAATAGATTGTCAGTATTTATACACCTTATGTTACAAAATCGAACCTAAACTGTCGGTTCTAGTTTGTTACTGAACTGGTTTGGTATAACACTACAAAATATTACAAATCCCTTGTAATATCGCTCGCTTCGTGTTATACTACGCTCGCTTAGATAACAACATCTGAGCACATTTAAGAGGGCTAATAAGTCTACTATGTAACAAGTTTTCCACAACTGATTACACATAGTTTTCCACACTTAATGAGCATATTTCCACACTAATTAACACCTTTTCAACAGTATTGTGGAAAACGTTATAAACAACTGATAGCCATTTAAAAAGGGCTTTTTTAATACTTTTTAGCATAATTCTGTGGAAAACTACTAAAAAAGGAGGGTAATTGTGCCCTCCTTTGTTGTTAATTAGAT